ATTTTTTTGGAACCATTCAGAACCTTTGGGAAGCCGCTCAAAGTGGCGATGTGAAGACCATCGGCACGACGATTGCTGCCGTGTTGTGGCACGCAATGGGCGAAGAGCAGCGCACTCAAATCAAGACGATCGCAACCAGCATGATTACCGACTTGAGCACGCAACTGACCAATGCGTTGTCTACGTTGTCCGCACAGGCGTATCAGATTGGCGGCGAGCTTCTGAACGGCATTACCTCGAAATTCGGCGAGATTGTATCTACTTCCAAGCGTCTCGGAAATTCTTTGAAGCAGACGTTTACTGCAATTCAAGGCCCAATGAGTTCCACCGCAAAAACGATTAGCGGGCTACTCTCCAAGGGATTGGCAAGTGCATTCCCGTCTATCTATGCATCCATGGGCACGTTGATTGGAACCATCGGTGCATCGTTCGTGGCGATGCTTAACGCTATTGGCGCGGCTTTGTCTGCTACCATTTTCGGCATTCCCGCTGGACTGGTTGCTCTTGGTGCTGCGGCCGTCCTGGCTGCTTCCATTGCCAGCATCGCTGGTGGCATGGGCGGTAAAAAGAGCTCTTCCAGTAGCTCCTATGGCTCTACTGGCTACGATGAATCCGACTTGGGGCAGATTGATTACAGCAATGTTCCTGGAACATCTCAATACAACGATGCAAACAGCGGATTGCAGAGCAGCTATACTGCAAGCGCAACACAGCAACTCAGTGCATCGGAAATCAAAGAAGCTGTGTACAACGGCGCGTATAACGCACTGTTAGATTATAAGCAGCGCTACAGCCACGAAGATAAGAACAATATCATCAAGTTGTTTATCGATGGCAAGCAGGTTACTGCCGCAGTTGAAAAGACGCAGAGTGACCGCGGGCGTGCCATCATGGGCAACGAAGCATACAGTTACTAAGGAGGTGGCTCACTTTGGCAATTCCGGCGCTCATTACGATTGACGGCAGAGAAATGCCTGAGCCGTCTTCTTATGAAGCGACAACCAGCACGATCGTTGACTCTGGCCGTAATGTGCAGGGCAAGGTGGTCGGCTCTGTTGTTCGGCATGACGTGGCGAAAGTTTCCGTGAAATGGAACTACCTTACTGCTGAACAATGGGCCGCTGCCATTAGCCCCTTCACTACCAAGTTTTACTGCTCCGTTCGGTTTTTAAACCAAGCCACGAACGCATACGAGACGCGGCAGATGTATGTTTCCGATCGAACGGCTGGTATGTGGCGTAGAGGGCCTAAAACCGGCAAGATAATGGGCTGGACTAATTGCGCACTTGCGCTTGTGGAGGTTTGATGTATGGAACATCCATCTCAAGCATGGCTTGATAAGTTCAACGATACTCTTGTGCCGGAAGAGTTTGTTGAGATTTCTTACAATAGCACCGAACCAGGCGTTCAAGAGGATGCCACCGCAAGCGCAACTGCACAGGTTCCTTTTGGTAATATCGAAAATACCACGAAGGAACTTGACCGTGTATTGACGAAATATGCAACAGGGGAAACAAATCTGCACGTTCTGGACGGTAGTTTCAGATTGTTGCCGGATTCTGTCCCCTATGGGGATGCTGGTTTTATCAGCCATACGCTTGTAAGCGATTCCAACCACCCGCGCATTATCCTTTCGTTCGGCAGCGTGCACACACGTGCCGTTCCCGGTTTGACGATTGTTTGGTCGTCCATGATGAATGAATGGGCAACTAAATTCAAGCTCACGGCTTATAAAGGAACCTCCGTTGTGAGCACCATCACTGTATCGAACAACAGAAGCGTTTATTCTGAGACCGAATGGGAAATTTACGGTTACGACTCCATCGCCATTGACATTTTGGAATGGAGCATCCCAAATCGTCGGGCTCGCATTGAATGGATCATGGTCGGCTTCCACAAAGTGTATAACAAAAAAGACCTTGTTTCGTACACGCACACATCCAGCCGAGACCCGATCTCGGCGCAGTTGCCTAAAGACAGCATCGAATTTTCTTTGGACAACAGCCAAAAAACGTGGGATGCTATTAACCCTCGCGGCATGTTTCGATATCTGTATGAACGGCAGGAAGTGAACGTCCGTTACGGTATGGACGTGGATGGAGAAACACAATGGATTAACGGCGGCAAATTCTATCTTTCGGAATGGAGCGTTCCTTCTAATGGCCTGGAAGCGTCTTTCACGGCTCGTGATGCCCTTGAGTTCATGATGACCTCAAACTACACGGGTCGAAAGACGGGCACGCTTTATCAGATGTGCTACGACGCACTGGAGACGTTGCCCTCTAATGTTCCTTCGTTCTACATTTCCGAAGAGCTAAAAGAATACAGCACCGATATTTCTTCCGAAAAAACTTCGTACAAGAACTCAGACATCCTGCAATTGGCCGCAAACGCAGCGGGTATGGCTTTGTACCAGACGCGAGATGGTCACATTCGTATCGAGCGAGTCAACTTGACCGCAGAAGAGGGAACTGAAGTATACGAGATTCCAGTTATCAATAACTTCCAGTGGCCTGAAATCTCTTTTGCGTCCCGCGTCAAGAATGTGTCTTGCAACGTTAATGGCAAAGAGCATCTGTACCCGGAAGGCTCTAACGCGGAAGGCGTCACCCAGACCGTCAGCAACGAGCTGCTGACCGAAGCAATGCTTGTCAAGAGCAAAAACTCCATCACTGAAGCTTATGCTATGCTAGCAAACCGCAAAAAGGTCGAACTTGAGTATCGCGCCAGCCCGCACATCGATGCATTTGACCACGTAAAAATCAATCACAACTTTGGCTACGCATCCAGCGTCTTCGTAACGGAAAGCAAATACCAGTATACGGGCTGTTTCAAAGGCACGATTTCCGGCTATGTCCTGGCAGACGTTTCGTCCGTGTCTTTGTCCTCGTCTTCTCTGTCGTTGATTTACAATGAGCCAAAGGTGTTGACCGCAGAACTTCTGCCTTATGACCCCGACTTGCCTACTGTCAGCTGGCGCGCTTCGCCGGAAGGAATCGTCACGCTTCGCGTTCTTACAAACGAATCCGGCAAATCCACCTGTGAGGTCAAGTACAATCGCAAGGGAAATGCTACCGTTTCGGCATACGTTGGCTCTGTCAGCTCGTCAATCCCGGTCGTCAACAACTCTCCTTCTTTGTACTTGAGCACACGCGCTCTTGGCGTTCGTTGGGGCGCTCCGCAGGATATCACCGCAACGTTTGTACCTAATAACTACGGGGCTCCTGAAATCAACTGGTCTGCGTCTCCTTCTGACGTTGTTCGGCTGGATATCGTAGCCAAGAGCAACGGTTCTTCGACCTGTCGCGTGACCTGGCTCAAAAAAGGTAGCGCAACAATTACCGTTACCGCTGCTGAGGAAAAATCAACCTGTTCTGTCGTTGCAAGCCCTGCTACAATTGGCTCTCTTCCCATCGGAACAACACTTTATATCAAAGAAAGCAATCAAAGAACCGCATTTGTTCTTGCAAAGCATGATTATGAAGAAGCTTCTTCTAAGTGGCCAACATTCCCCGGAAACGGAAAAGGCCTTTCTTTGCTCGCTCGTTCTTCCAAGACTGTACTTTCGCATGTGTGGAGCACCGAAAGTGCTTCCTCTGATAGTCGTTTTACCAATATATATTCCGGTAGCACTATTGACAAGTGGTTGAACGGCGAATATTTCAGAACGCTTGACTCTAGTATTTCCAGTAAAATCAAGAATACAAACATCCGAGTTTCTCCCGGTCCTCAGACTTATAAAGACGATGACGGCAATTCTCATACGACTGATGGCTCTGCGGTCACTTGGATATCTCGCAAAGTTTTTCTCTTGTCTGCAACAGAACTTGGCATGAGCTCTAACGTTTCTGGCATTACTAAGGAGGGCACGGCTTTGCCGAATTGCAGTGAAATGCTTTACAACATTATCGGAAGTTCTAATTATGCATGGACTCGCTCAAGATGTTTTGATGCAACGCCATTCGCTTATCCGGAATTTTTCAAGTATAACAATTCTGCTGTTGTTTCTTCGTCCAAGTCTAATAATAGCTATTATACATATACGACAATTTCTGATGTCACAAAAAAGTATCCTGTTCTCCCGGCATTTACTCTTCCAGCCACATTGGAAGTTGATGTTAATGGAAACGTTCTTACTTAACAAGGAGACTTTATGGCAACATGGATTACAGACCGAACGCAGGCAGACGTTGACCGCGTGAACGAACTGCACGATAAAGCCAACGTTGGAACGTGGACGGAAGAAGAGCGGATAGAATGGGCAGCTGGCATGAAAGGTTCGTTGAGCTACATGGACTACAACCGCATCGAAAGTGGTGTGTCCGAGCTTGCCGCTACACTTGGCGCGTCTGTTTCTATCAAAACGAACTGGACGGTGGAAGGATACATGACCACAAGCGACGCAAATCGCTGGCTATCGAACGTATCCAACATTCGGGCCAAGTGCAGCGGCCCCGGTGGTCTGCCAAGCACTCCAACCAGCATGGATAAGTTGGCATACAAGACCATGAATGAAATCGAAGAAATTTTGGCCAAGATAGAGCGAATCGCAAACGATCATTTGCTTTACTGCGACGAGCCAATCTGTGGAGGTGAACCTTACTATGGTATTTGTTGACCGCAAGGCAAAGTACCCAGGCCGATGGACAATGAAAAAATCTGACGGCACATCGGAAGTTGTCACGTTGGTTCGCAATGATGAACCTGAGGTTGAAGGCACTCCGATGAACGCGGAGACGCTGAATACTTTAAGTGACGTTGCGGGCGCGGATGTTGCGCGTATACAGGCGGAAACTGCCGCAAAGAAGTCGGAGGAAGACCGTAAGAAAGCGGAAGCTGCCGCAGGAAACGCCGTCAACGACGCAACAAAGCTTATCAAATGCTACACAGACAGCGCTCTCGCCAGCAAAGAAGCTGCCGAGAAAAGTCGGATTGATGCCAACACATCCCGCGAACAAGCTCAAAAAGCGCAGAAAGCTGCAGAGGACGCCGCAGAACTGGCTGGCTCAAGAGCTGGAACAGATAAGACCTTAAGTAAAGAAAACGCTCCAGCAGATGCAAAGGCTGTTGGGGACGCGCTAGACATCAATAAGCTTATTGAAGCCTTAGATGTAGAAAACAATATCCCTAAAGATTCAGATTACTTTGTTGGACAGCATGTTAATGGCGAAAACGAGTCTGCTGTGAGTTATCGCCGCAAGCCACTGAGCGCTCTCTGGAACTGGATTAAAGCGAAACTTGGAAGCGCTGCGTTCAAAGCAACTCGGACGCTGACGAGTGTAGGACCAAGTGGCTGGAAAGATGCTGCAACCGACCAGCAGTATGTGCCGGATATGGGTTTTATGGCCTATTGGAATGGCGCATACAGCGGAACTTCGTCGAATCTGGCGTACTGTAACCAAGGTGCATTTGGAAGTATGATCAAAGTGGCGGCACGAAAGAATCACAATACAAGTGATACGTGGATTCCAGTCTGGTCAAACGACAATTTGGACTACATCCTGAAAAGCGAGTTGAACGTGAAGTACGCTAATGGCGCAGGCAACGCGAACGGTTTTACCTTTGGTGCACAATCAAGCGACCCCGGTGCGAACTCTAGCTTGACGACCAATAAAGTTCTGTTTGTCTACGAATAAGTTCAAAATGGAGGATGACATGGACGAGAAGACGATCGCGCCGGGCTACGAAGTGCCCGTATTGGACGAAGAGAAGAACGACAACTATGCTGCGGTGGAAGCGGCGGTGAACGAGCACAACCAAACCGCACAGCCGGGCGAGAAATACTGGGGCATCTCCCTCGAAAACGAGAAGTACACCGTATACGAGTACGGCAAAGTGCCCACCCCGCCCACCGAGGAAGAGCAGATGGAAACGCTGCGGGCAAAGAAGCTGGAGGAAGCTTCCGACGCCTGCGAAGCAGTCATTACGAGCGGCATCGACGTGCTGTTTGGCGACGGCAGGCAGGAGCATTTCTCGCTGGAAGTGCCTGATCAATCCAACATTGACAGTATTTTCAGCGCGGTGGTGCTTGGTGCCACGGCCTATCCTTACCACGCAGACGGAAAGCAGTGCAAGCTGTACTCTGCCGCCGACATCGTGACGCTGTACACGGCAAAGCAGAGCACCATCACCCAGCAGACCACCTACAACAACGCTTTGCGGCAGTGGATCGGCCGGGAGACGAGCCTTGAGGTGCTGAAGGGCATCTCCTATGGCGTGGAGCTGCCGGAGGACCTGAAAGCCGAGGTGGCGGACATCCTGCAGCAGGCACAGGAGCAGGTGGAGGCCATTGTCAAAAAGCTGTCCACTTGAGAGCACTGGCCCGGTAGGACCTCTCAGTCGCCTACGGCGACAGCTCTCCTAGCAGGAGAGCCCTTGGCATATCCGGTAACGGCACCAGACCGATTGGGTTTTACGAATTTTCAAAATGGAGGGCCCTGCTGTGAAACGGGAACTTGCAAAAATATCAATTTTGGCGTTACTGGGCGGAGCCCTCTATGTGGGAGTCGAGCTCCTTTGGCGAGGGCACTCCCACTGGACGATGGCGGCGGTTGGAGGCTTTTGCTTCGTGCTCATCGGCGGGCTGAACAACTACCTGCCCTGGGAGATGCCCGTGTGGAAGCAGGCGGTCTGCGGCAGCGCCCTGGTGACAGCCGTGGAGCTTGTGGCGGGGATCATCCTGAATTTATATCTGGGCCTCGGCATCTGGGACTACTCGGGCCTGCCCTGCAACCTGCTGGGGCAAATTTGTTTACCGTACAGTGTGCTGTGGGTGGGGCTGAGCCTCGTGTGCATCTTTGTGGATGACGGGCTGCGATGGAGACTGTTCCACGAGGAGAAGCCGAGGTACCGCTGGTACTAAACCTCTCAGTCTCGCTCCGCTCGCCAGCTCTCCTGTCAGGAGAGCCCTTGGCAGGCCGGACAACGTCACCAGACCGGTTGGGTTTCGAGAGATTTCAAAATGGAGGGCCCTGCGGTGTAGGGCAGATAGTGCTATGGCAAAGAATTTATTGGTGGGCGTTGGCAGCAAGGCCCGCAAAGTGAAAGCCCTGTATGTGGGGGTAGGCGGCAAAGCCCGCAAGGTCAAAAAAGTATACGTTGGCGTGGGCGGGAAAGCAAGGCTGGTGTGGGAAGCTTATGTAAAAGTGACTGGAATCACACTGAAACTGAACGACAAATATGCCGACAACCCGACCATCACAGCAGTATTTACACCGAGTAACGCGACGAACCAGAAAGTAACATGGAATACTACAGCCCCATCTGTAGTATCTGGCATTGGCATCTTAAGCTCAAACGATACGACCTGTGTTCTTTCACATACTAGAAACTCGAACGTAAGTACAATTCTGACGGCAACAAGCGCGGATGGAGTAACCGTACAATACCGTGTAGAGTTTATCTATAGTCTACAGAAATATTGGACCATTACCAAGATATAAAGCGGATGGTGTAAAAAGAAAAAGCAGACAGCTGGAAAGACTGCCTGCGAACCATCGCAATACGCTGTCGATAAATAATCTGTAAAATTTCAAAATGGAGGTGAAAACCATGGGAATCGAAAGTTATTCCCTCGCTAGAATACAATATTCTAATAAACAATAAGGAGGCACGATATGAAAGCACTCTTTGATTTTATCTCCAAGCTTCTTGCAGCCCTCTCCCGCGCTGCCGGAGACAAGGCAGAGGAGCCGGACGCCCCCACTCCTGAAAAAGTGTCCACTGTGGACACCGTACCGGGCTGGACGGGTGAGCCGCCCTACCGCTATCTCGACGTGAGCCGCTATCAGGGCAAAATCACCCTCGACGGCTGGCGCAAGGTCAAAGAGGCTGGCTACAAGGGCGTCATGCTCAAGACGGTATCCACCAACCGAAAGCTCTCCAAGCGGTCGGATGGCCTGTACATCGACCCGACCTTTAAGCGCAACTACCGCGGCGCCCGGGCCGCTGGGCTGGACGTGGGCGTCTATTACTACACCTACGCCACTAGCGAGGCTATGGCGGATGCAGAGCTGGCCCTTGTGCGGGAAGCGGTACGCGGCAAAGAGCTCACCATGCCCGTATGCGTGGACGTGGAAGAAAACAAGCTCAAGCCCCTCTCTACGCTTGACCTCACCAACGTGGTGGCGTATGCGCTGGAAAAAGTGGAAGCCATGGGCTTTTACGCCCAGCTGTACACCTACACGGGCTACAGCTATGAGTTGGACATGCAGCGCCTGGCAGGCCGCTGGGACGTCTGGCTGGCTGACTACACGGGAAAAACGCCCAAGGCGGATTACATCTACCACGCCCACCAGCACACCAGCAAGGGCTCTGTGCCGGGCATCATGGGCAACGTAGACTTGAACGTCACCACCCGCAACTACCCGAAGATCATCAAGACAAAGGGCCTGACGCGGCTCAGGAAGGGCACATGACTGAAAAAGAGGCTTTGATTTGGATTGTGGGCATCTTGGGCAGTGCGTGCGCGGCAGCGATTACGCTGGACAAGGTGCTGGACATCATCCACAAGTACATCAAAAAGGCACAGGCTCCCAACGATGCACAGGACAAGCGTCTGGATGAGCTGGACAGGCGCGTGGGAGTCATCGAACAGGGGCAGCTCCAGCACAGTGCCGCTCTTGCCAGAGACCTGAAGCGCTTTGACGAAATCGACCGGGTGAGCCGCCTGACGCTGGACGGCGTGCGCAATCTTCTTGACGCCCAGTTGAACGGCGATAATAAAGCCGGTATGGAAAAATCAAAAGCTGACATTGACAAGTATCTTTTAGAGGGAGTGACGACATGGAAGCAGTAAGCAATTTTCTGAGCGCCGTCCCTGGCCCGGTGGCCCTTGCTCTGATGCTGGGCGGCTTTATCTTCTACGCCCTTGGCTGCATCCGGCTGGGGTATGGTGCGGCAGTCAAGCCCACCGTGCTCCAGCTCATCGAGCAGGCAGAAAAGGACATCCAGGGCACCAAGAAAGGCGCGGAGCGCAAAGCCTGGGTGGCTCAGATGCTCCGCGCGGCCCTGGCCACAAGCAAGTATGGGCGTTTTATCTCGTGGGCCATCACCGATGAGACCATCGGGGTAGTGATTCAATTTTTCTTCGACCGCATGAAAGCTGCACTGGAAAAGCAGTAAGGAGGATATCATGGCAAGCACTACATACGAGCAGAAACGATTTTGTGAAATCAAGAGATGCGGCAAAATCGACCATCTCGGTAACGTCCCCGTAATGGTGCGCAACTCCGGACAGCTTCCGCAGCCTTTCTGGCTCGGTGCTGCCTGTGGCGGCGGCTCGCATAGTCTTTCCGCCAGCGTTGCAAGGGCTTAATGCAGAACAGATAAAAGCTGTGATAAAACGTGCGCCGCTTGGGAGGTATGACCGAAAAATCGCCCGGTTGCGGTACGTTGACCAGCTATGCCAAGTTGATATTGCAGCGCGTGTGCCGTATTGTCGGACATCAATCGGCAATAGGCTGAAAATTATTGATAAAATTCTGGATGTGTGATATCATAATCTTAATTGGATGCGATTTCTCACGAAACGCATTGAAGCGGCAGGCTTTTGGGTCTGCCGCTTTTCTTTTTGCACGAATTATGGTATAATTATCTCAACAAATCCACCCGGCCTCTCGAAGAAGCACAACAGGTTGGATATTTGATACAGTCTCCCACCCGCCTACTCACAGTGCGTACCATGCGGGAGACGATTTTATATGGTGATGCTTATGTGTAATACAAAAGAGGAACGAGTAGAAAGAATCGCAAAATACTACACCACTTTTCACCTGTTTGGTGATTGGTATCTTGTTAGGCGCTATCCTAAACACTTCCATAGTTGGAAGCGGTTCATTCCGTTTTACATTCCTATGCACTTAGGAGACCCAGATTGAAAGGCTATGGCCTTTGTAGAGAGCGGCATCGCCTGTGGGCAGTTCCGCTCTTGATTTTACAAAAAATCCCCTGCTTTGTCGAATTCCTGCGTGCCACGTGGGATGCTTTGTAGGCAAAGCGGGGGATTTTGTTTTATTCGCGCTAGTTTTGTCGAAAGCATTGCCATATATTGGACGATGTGATATTTTAGCATTGCACTCCAATGTGTGCATCCTTACAGTTAAGCGCTCATGCGGATTTCTCCGTGTGGGCGCTTTTCTTTTTTGTCCTTCGTTGTACCTTCGTTGTCCTTCACTTTTTGTCGATGCGGTACACTGGGAGCATCAGGAGGGATGTATTATGAGCTATTATCCGACACCCGGAACGCCCTACGTTCCGCAGCAGCCTGTCAGTCCTTACGGCGGCATGGGCACGGTGGGTCTTGCCACTCCCCTACCGAACGCGCAGATGCAGCAGACACAACCGCAGCGTCCGCAGCCGATGAATGGGCAACAGCCTGTTCAGCAGTCGGCACAAGACGGCGGTTGGCTGCTTGGCAGACCTGTGTCTAGCAGAGAAGAATTTTTGGCGATTCCATCTGATCTGTACGGAAGATGGACGTATTGCCCGGATTTGCGTAGTGGGGTTATCTACTGTAAACGTCTGAACCCAAACACTTGCGAATCTGACGTGTTAGAGTTTTACAGCCCGGAAGCATGGCGGCAGATGCAGGCGCAGCAGGCACAGCAGACCGCTGCACCGACGCAGCAGTATGTGCCTGTTGAAGAGTATAACGCTCTAGTCCACCGACTGGATGAGCTGGAAAAGTGGCAGAAGAGCTTTTCGAAACCCGCTGCCGCAGCGAAGAAAGGAGAATAAATAATGTCCTCTCCGTTTGATATGATTACTCACAGCCCTATCATGCAGCTTGCAAATCTGGCTCGCGCCGGACAAAACCCGATGGGGCTTATCCAGCAGTTGGGTGGGCAAAGCGCCCCCATCATGCAGGGCTTGAACCTGATTCAGGGCAAGAACGAAGCACAGCTCCGAACGATGGCGCAGAACCTCGCTAAAGAGCGCGGCATCGACCTGAACCAGCTGGCAAGCGTCCTGAACCTGACGCTACCCCAATAACGTATCCCTCTAAGCGAAACGCTTCTCAGTTTTGCGGACTTGACAAAAACCGCTTTTGTTTGGCTTCGCCCATCGCATACGGCGATGGGATAGCATAACGCAAAACTGAAAGGAGTTTTGGTATGGACGATTTTGCAACTGGCTATCTGGCTGGGCAGGACGGCGGCAATAACAACGGCGGATTCTTCGGCAACGAAGGTCTGTGGGCGGTTATCATCCTCGCCATCATCTTCGGCTGGGGCAACTACGGCAACGGGCGCAACGGCAGCGACAACGGTATGGCGAGCTACATCCCCTATCTGGTCGGCACTGGCGCAACCGGGCAGGGTGGTAACGACACCCGCGCGGCTTTGTCTGAGGGTTTCTATCAGCAGGATACCTCCCGCTCTCTGGCGGGTATCCAGAGCGGTATCTGCTCTCTGGGCTATGACCAGCTGGCACAGATGAACGGCGTCAACACCAACATCTCGAACGGCTTTGCAGGCGTGAACAGCGCCATTTGTCAGCTTGGCTACCAGAACGCACAGCTCGTGAATGGTCTGGAACGCAGCGTGTCCAACGGCGACAACGCCATCAACCTTGCCATCATGCAGGAGGGCAACGCCCGGCAGGCTGGTCAGACCGCACTTGCCACGCAGCTGGCATCTTGCTGCTGCGAGAACAAGCAGCTGATCGGCGACCTGAAGTACACCATCGCAACGGAGGACTGCGCTACCCGTCAGGCTATCGCAGACAACGCCCGCGCCATCGTGGACAACTGCAACGCCAACTTCCGCAGCATGATGGACTACTTCACGCAGGATAAGATTGCCACTCTGACCGCTGAGAACCAGAACCTCAAGTTCGCCGCTTCTCAGGATCGCCAGAATGCGCTTCTGACCACCGTGATGTCCCAGCAGACCGATACCATCCTGAACCGGGTCAATCCTCGTCCGATTCCCGCTTATCAGGTGGCAAACCCCAACGTGGGCGTGAACTGCTGCGGCTGCTGCTAACCAACACACTCCCCGATAAAACCGGGTGAACCATCGGGGCAGGGGTAAGACACCTCTGCCCCTGATTTTTTAGGAGGAAAAACATTATGGCTTGCAAAACAAGCTGCAAACTCTGCCCGCACCTCGTCATCTCAAATGCGGTGACGTTCGCCAATGATACGCTGACCATCAATATCCCTGCTGGCTCTTACGCAGCAGGAGAAAAATATTGTTTGGTCATTGCTCAGGCTTTGCCGGACACGACCACCATCAACGCCCCTGTGGTCATCACCATCGGCGCAGGTACGACCGCATACCCTCTGACCGACTGCAACTGCGCTCAGGCAACCGCTGAGAGTATCCACACCCGCACCCGCTACGCCACCCGCGTTGCAACGTCTGCGACCGGCACCGGCACGTTCAAATATCTTGGCTGCTTCTGCCGTTCCCACGCTGGTGCGCCCGCGTCTATTTCTTGAGGAGGTGTAGATTATGGGCAAGACTAATTTTCGCCGCATGATGATGCTCCGCGAACACGACAAAGACCGCGAGCCGGAGCGCGACCGCCTTGAGGAAGAGCGTGACCGCAGGGAACGTGAGCTGGAACGCCGTCTTCGTAAGCTGGAAGGCGGCAACGACCGCTATCCTTACTATCCGCAGGAGGAGAACCGCTACATCGACCCCTACCCCATCCCCCGCTACCCTGACGTAGAGAATGGGCGCAGAATGCCGCAAATCGGCTTCTCGCAGAACGGTGACTGGGATAAACGGTCTGGGCAGTACGAACGTGGCGGTGCAGACAGCCGCTCCATCAAGATGCCCCGCCAGCACCTCACCCACGATGAAGCTGAGGAATGGTGCGACAGCATGGTGAACGCTGACGGCACAAAGGGCTGTCATTGGACGCTGGAACAGACGCAGGACGTTGCGAAACAGCGCAATATCAACTGTGACCCGAACGATTTCTGGGCTGTCATGAACATGATGTACTCGGATTATTGTCAGGTCGCAAAACGCCAGTCCGTTGACACTCCGGGCTTCTACGCTGACATGGCAAAGGCGTTCCTTGAGGACGCAGATGCCGCAGATGGCAAGGCGTATCTCTACTGGGATTGCATTGCTGATAAGTAAAACAGAACCCCTGTGTAGTCGTAATGACCGCACAGGGGTTTGTGCTTTAGCAAGTTCCTGTATCTCCGATTTTTTGCATGGTGCTTTTAAGATTTGGCACATCTGTTTCCGGCATTTTACGTTTGATGCCAATAATCGCTTGCGTGATTCCCGCTTTGTTTAACTGGTTTACAGACTTACGGAATACAAAATCAATGTTTATATTCGCCTTGATTGTTCCGTCATCTTCAAGATAGCAGTTTGGAATCCACACGTTTTGATTACTACCGTTGATTTTGAAACGCTTTGCTTTGTAGCAACCGTAGTCCTCTCTTACAATCAGTTCAACAGGAATGCCCTTGTAATATTGAGTGTCAGTGTTGTACTTTTCAGCCAGTTTTTCTTTACGTTTTGCTACCTCTGCGTTTATTTTGGCTTGCTCCTCTTTGCTTCTGTGCTTGCGTGGCTTGTATGTGCGCATTTTTTCCTTTCACATAGATTATTCTTCTTTGGTGTAGTACAATTTCATATCTGCCTTGTACACATCGAGTTGTCTTTTGCTATCCACAAGCGTATTAAAACTAAATCCAGCCACAAAAGATACAGCGATGGACAAAATCAAGTGCGCTGCAACCCATTTGCCAGCAAAGATAAACGGAATCTGAACTGCTACAGCAAAGACATCGAACAAAAGAACGTAAACTCCGTGTTTGACCATTTTCTGTAACAGTCTAATGCTTTCTTCGTAAAATTCCTTTGACTTCATCATACGTCAATCCTCCAAGAAATCCTCCAACTCAGTTCTTTTCATCCAATACGAACTTTGCAAATTCTTCAATTTCTTCCAAATTAACGATTATTTCATACCATCCTGCTGAATGCCCTCTATCGTAAGCGTACTCCCAAATTTTTGCCGCTTTCTTTTCTGAAATCTCAAAACCGACTTCTTCTTGAATTGTCTTATAAATCTCTTCGTAGATTTCATCCCTACGCTTCATTTTTTCTTGATTCAGTCGTTTAACTTCATTGTCATAATCATCGTTGTTCTTTTGCGCTTGCTCTTTGTTCCACTTTACCGACTTATCTTCGTCAAACACAAAATTTGATGGAACTCGCTTGAAGCCATAAGGCTTGCATCCCATATTTGCCATTGCTTCAAATTTCTGCCCAATGTCAATCCATACGTCATTCATCTAAGAAATCCTCCAACTCAATCTTCCCCTCTGCCGCCGCAACCGCCAGAGCGTATACGAACTGTCCAATTGTCATTCCGTGCCGTCTGGCTTCACGGTTGATGTACTTTCGTTCTTCTTCGCTCATAAGGATGGTAATACGTTTGGAACGCTTGCCGTCACCACTTGCAACGCCCTGATGCGATTCCGGCATCGGGATTTTTTTCTTTGTCAAGCCAGCTTCTGCTAGTGCGCCGAGCACATCGCCTTGTTCGATAAGACGTTGAACTTCCTTCGCCTGTTTCAGCTTCTTCGGCTTACTTTCGCTGACCATGGCATCATTTGGCTGTGTTTCGCCGTCTTTGGCTTGCTTCGGCTTAACACTGCTTAACTGCGCTTCATTAGGCTGTGCATGGCTGTCTGTGGCTTCACTGGGCTTAATCGGTGCTTCTTCGGCTTCGGTCGGCTGTGCTTGGCTTACTTCTTCTTCCTTTGGCTCACTTCGGCTTAATATCTGCTCCGAAAAAATAGGCTGAAAATCAAACCCGCCAAGCAAGCCTGTGGATTTTTTGCTGGTTGATTTCATTTTTCTATGTCCTCCATCTTTGCTCCGCAATAAGAGCAAAATCTCGTTTCACGGTGGATTTTCGGATAACGCTCAATTTTATAATGACAGTTTGAACATTCGTACCAGTCCCAACGCTTACCGTCTGCATCTACTCGATGATGAACTTCCCACTTTGCCGTTTCTTTCGGCTGAATTTCATCCATCAATTTTACATGGCGAATCACATTTTCTAAAGTATCGCATACACTTGCTGTTTCACTGCGAAATCTTGCTTGGTCAGCTTGGTTCTGCAAATAGTAATTTACGAGTTCTTCAGAATCAATCAGTCGCATTTTTATCTCCCTCCACAATCATCTTCGCCAACGCCTTGAAATCCTCTGCGCTGGTACTCTTTGCCGTGTCTCCGCCAAACAGGCTGTGCCGCTCTGCTTGCGCCTTACGAACGCCCATAGACGGTCTAATCTTCACGTCTAACAGCGTTGTGCCCATGTTCTGCGCAATCACAGGGAGCTGCTCCACAACCTCTTTGGACAGGTTCTCACGGCTCTTGTACTGGTTCAGAAGCAGACCTTCAATCTTCAAAGTCGGATTGAAGTATCTGCGAACATCGCTGATGGTCTGGGAAAGCTGGCTCAAACCAGCCAGTGCGTAACGGTCTGCTGTGATGGGTACGATAATGCTGTTGGCAGCGATCAGTGCGTTCACAAGCGCAAGACCAAGCTGCGGGGGAGTGTCCAGAACAATGTAATCGTACTGCCCAGACACGCTTTCAAGGGCTTCTCTCAGCCGGAAGTTCTTGCCCATGTCCCGGACAAGCTGCTCGTCAATGTCCTTCAATGCGCTGTCAGACGGCAGAATGTCACCAGCTTCACAGTGTTGGATTCCTTCTTCGACCGTTCCTTGCCGTGTCATCACATCAAACAGGGTGCACACGTCCTCTGTCTGTGCGCCGTAGGTGTCCGTTGCGTTGCACTGGGCATCGCAGTCCACCAGCAAGACCTTCTTGCCAAGCAACTGCAACGCACCAGCCAGACAGGTGCTTGTGGTGGTCTTTCCTGTGCCGCCCTTCTGGTTGGCAATAGCTATGATTTTTGCCATTTTATCACTCTTTTCATTCTTCTTCTCTTTGGCACAACTCTACTTCGCATTTTAATGCTCTGGCTGCTTTTTTGAAATCGTTCAAAGAAACACTATCACTTTTCATTTTTACTTTGTCTAAAATCGCAAAACGAAGTTTTTCTTTGTCAACTTCATCGTAATAGTCTGAAACATTCAAAACGATTTTTTCGGTAGACGAATAATCCCCGCAATCAATTTTTCCAGTTTCGATTTCAAATCTGCGCTCTCCATAATCATTGAATGTTGCATATTTTCGCCCAATCTTTTTTATTTTTGAACGTCTTGGTTTTTTATAATTGAACTGCGGAAGCATTATTGGGCATATATATATTTTTTGCCCAATATACAAATCTTCTCTCTTCATCTTTCTCCTTTCTGCATCGTCTGCTCAATGTGCTACATCTGACTACTTTTGCAACGCTTCAATGGAATAGAACGCCGGCATATACCTGTCTACGATACCTGCCTTGTCCACGCTTCTAATCAGATAGCCAACGGGTCTGTCAGGGAACGGAGACCTGTCCAAAGACAAGATGTCATTGTATGCGGCTTTCACCGTCTCATAAACCGCTTCTCTGCGTCTCGGCAGCTTGATTTCAGGATGCTCTTTCTTCATCCACTTCTCAACTACCTTCGCCACGTCAATGCAGTCTTGCTTTTCTAGCTCGTCACACACAGACCAGTCGAAATCCTCATATCCGCTTGTGCAGGGTTTTCTGGCGGCTTTTTTGATTTCCGGCTTGGAATTAGCTGTCTCACAATCAACCTCGCTAGAATCGGCATCTATGACGGGCTGCTTGGATTTGTACCCGAATCGAAACTCAACTGCTACTACCTTTCGCCCTGTGCAAATCTTTTCAAAGTCAACGACAATGTCTGAAACATTGCTGATCTCTTCCACTGCTGGTTCAAGAACTCTGCGGCGCAAAGCCCGGAAATCGTCATAACTTGCATCGTTTGCCCCCAAGTGGTCACGCAGCTGCTTCAAACCAATCTTGTTCGATGTTAGAGAGCGATTCATCCAATCTCGAATCATGCTGTACATCAGAATAGATGCTTGCTGTTTCATCCCAATCGTATAGCGCAGGCGATATTTGACGTAGCCGCTTCTTGCAATATCGAAGAACACAGGCCGTAAGTCAGGATTGCAGTTAATTGAAACATCATAGGACAAGGATTCCCGATTGAACTTAACCTCTGCCTTTGTGAACAGTGGATACATCACATATTCCGTTCCATCTGTATTCAGTGGTACTGAAACCACGTTGCCCAAAAAGTGCTTAACTTGCGACTTCAAGTTCTTTGAATTGAGCTTCAAATCCAGCAGCTTGCAATATTCAGCCAGCGTAAACGACACGTTAGAGCTTTCTGGGTCTCTCGGATTGATACGGCTCAGATAGACCTCAAGCAGCCGAAGCTCGCCTGCTGTGTAGTCCGTAAACTTCGCCCAAACCAATGCCTTGCTCTTTTCGACAAGATTGTTTCCTGTCAATTCTGGCATTGCATCACCTCATTTCTTCTACCCTATTATACCACTGCATCGTGTACACGTCAATGATTCTGTACACAATTATTTTTCAACAATCGACTTCCACATTCTGTACACGATGCTCCACTTTTTGTACACGATACACTCCACTTCTTGTACACGTTCCTCCACTTTATGTACACAATGCTCCACTTTTTGTACACGTTCTTACTATATATATAAACAAGAGATAAACAAGAGATAAATAATCATCATCAAATAGTGACGACGATACATTTTCAACAATTTCTTCTCTTCAACGGGCAGATTGTGGAAAACGACAACTTCTTTTGCTGAATAAAAAACGTCCATCAAGCCCTATAATCTACCTGACGGTTCTATCGTGTACAGAAAATGGAGTGCAATTACATCAATAGGGGACGAATTGACAAGTCACGCTTTGACGAACGAAAATTTCACGCGAGTTCGTTAATTACATCCGCAAAAATCCACCATTTACGACTCTATAGGGGACAAAATGACAACCCAAAACTATATTTATAACAGGTCTATTGTGTACAAAAAGTGGAACACGTCCCCCTGTATACCGTAAAAACTTCGATAATTCGACAATCAGCGCAAAATGTTTTCCTCGCTGATGGTATAAGAATCGTTTCGATTCATGGCCGCAGCTTCCCCACAGTCCTGCGCCTGATACAAAATCTGCATATTGGGCTGTGTTCCGTCTGGGTCAGGGTCAGTTTTGGTAGCCTGTGCCATCTCATAATGACCTGTGACGGTGCGGCAAACGGATACACGATCACGCAAAGTCGTGTGAAGGTTGGCTACCATTTCGCAAAGAACGGCAAGGTAATCTGAGCCATGATTGCCATAGATCAGATAACACAGCAGGTCAATTTCCTGCGGATGGGCTTCTTTGATATGCTCTATCAGCGTATCTCTCTTTCTCTCGGTGCTGGCATCGCCAGCCAGACTTTCCAATAATCCGGGATGCAAACAGGCATCTATGTACGGTTTGGCCGCAACACCGCAGCACACGAACCACTTTATGATAGTGGGAGCATCTGGGGTCATTGCCCCTTGCTCGTAACGAAAAATGGATGTCCGGCCTACACCCATTTTGTCCGCAAGCTTCTGTTGGCTAAGCCCGGATTCCGCTCTTGCCATCTCTAACGCTTTTGCCACTCGTATCCTATAATCATCCATAAATACCCCTCTTTCGACAAAATGATACAAAATCAAAGAAATTTAACTGATATATTGTTCAAAATGTGAAACAATAATTGAAAAAACTCGCTGTTTCATTGAAACAGCAAGATATGGTATAACTGTATTGTCAAAAATTTCCAAAGAGAAAGGAAACACAAAATGAAAGAAACTATAATCTGGAACCATGAACGTATGCTGATCATCGACGGAATGCCAGCCAGCGTTCCCGATGGGCAGCAACACACACCTGAACCGTGGGAGGAAGGCTAATGAACCGAACTGTAGATACTCTGATTATCCCATACGCCCGCAGACGGACGCTGGAGCTTGTCCTGAGCCTTTCTGGGTACGAAGCTGATAAAGATGCTTACCTCGAAGCAAAAGGCATCTTAGAACGCGCCGTAGCTGCCTTAGACGATGGGCGCGACCCAGCAGACAACATCGAACGCATTGAGGGACAGCTTGTGGAACTGTGAAAGGAGAAGAAGATGGACTTTACGAACGGATTCTATAAAACCGAAAACCCTGTTGTTCTTGAAGAAGTGAAAACCTTCCTTCAGTCAATGGAACGGCGTGGAGCAACCGTAAAAGACTTGGACGATGCCATTGTGCAGCTAAACAATGTTTCGCACAGCATCAGCACAAACGCTCTCGTTAAAGCAGATGTGCTGGACGATTTACCGAATAACCCCTTTCGTTCCATGCTCAACGGAATGTTACAAAGCAAAGGGTAACTTAAACTTAATGTGGCTCTTAATCATTGTCATTGCGATTTTTGGCTTCCCTGATACAAAGTAATGGATGCGAAGAAAACATTCGATTTTTACGAAGTTGTTAAAAATACATTGACTTTACAACTATAAGATGTATAATCGTATCAAATGAACATTCATTTTTACTGATCGGGAGGATATGCCACAATGAGTGAACAGGAAAGAGCCAAGATTGACCGATTTATCGCATGGCTGTTGGAACACCCAGATAAGATTCCGGCAGCGGAGAAAGCCTTAGGCCTAGAATAACAGAAAACCCCTTGCGCAGAGCTATATTAGCCCGGCACAAGGGGTTTTTATTTTACAGGGTCAGAACCAGTTCTTTTTTCGGTTTCTACGGTAACGATATTTTCTGCTGTTGCCATATAGTACACGGTCATTGCCTTTTAACAAGACCTGCATGAACCAGAAGCAAAAGGCACAGACGCACAACAAGTAATACACGGGATTGCCTCACATCTTCTCGATCAGGTTCATCAGCGCTTCGCGTTGCGCTGTCGGCATAGATTCAAGCTTTTTTCTAATCCGTTCCACTGCTGTATCGACCTCGCTTTGCGGCTGCTGGGGCGCGTTTTCTTTTTGGTTGCCAGTAAGAAGGTAGTCAACCGTAACATCGAAATACTGTGCTAGCTTAACGGCATTTTGATTGGTCGGCTTTGCGTCGTTCCCTGAACTTGCTTCGGTTCTCCAATAACTATAAGCAGATTTTGGAACGCCAGCTTCAGTCAAAGCACGAGACGGCTTTACTCCCTTTTGCTCACATAGCCTTACGAAATTGTCAAAAAACACAAAACATACCTCCAGCGTTTGTACAAGATGACGAAGTTCTACCACTTGAACAAAAACACTTGAAAAGTTCTACTACTTGTGCTTTAATAAGGTTACCGGGTTCAATCGGTAGAACAAATTAAAGACTTTGAACAAATAGAAGAACGCTCGATAATGTTTTTGCTTGACACCATAATATTATCATATTCTTTCAAAAAGTTCAAGTACTAGAACAAGAAAGGAGAAAAAATTTGCTTCCTAAGTGGACAGGCGATGTTGTAGGGACGCTTCACGTTAACAACATTGAAATCAGAGAGCTTGCTGCAAAAATGGGATGCGCACCGGAATACTTGGGGAAAATCCTGAACGGTAAGCGCGAACCTAAAAATGCGGAAGCTAAGGTGAAAGAAGCTCTGGAAGAGCTGTTGAATGAAAGAGAGGGGAAATGAGCGACATTATCTTATCCATGCGAAATGGCAAGCCTGTGGTTTCAAGCCGCCAGATTGCAGAGAACTTCGATAAGAACCACCGTGACGTTCTCAGGGCGGTGGACAATCTAAAAGAAGATGTGCGCAATTTTGCGCAGATGTTTTTTGAAAGCACCGAAGCGGACAGCTACGGCAGGGAACAGAGAACTTATCTCATGAACCGTGACGGCTTCACCCTGCTGGCTATGGGCTTTACCGGAAAGGCTGCTCTCGAATGGAAACTGAAGTACATTGCAGCGTTCAACGAGATGGAAAAGAAGCTGGCTGACCAACCGCAGCTTACCCGCTCGCAGCTTCTCGCAACTGCCCTGATTGCAGCGCATGAGGAACTGGAAGAGAAAGACAAGCAGATTGAAACCATGAAGCCGAAAGCACTTTTTGCTGATGCAGTTTCAGCAAGCAAAAAATCCATTCTCGTTGGTGAGCTTGCAAAGCTGCTTTCGCAAAATGGCATTAACATCGGACAGAACCGTTTGTTCGATTGGATGCGAAAGAACGGCTACCTCATTAAAGACCAGAAACGAAGCGACTACAACTTGCCTACGCAGCGTAGTATGGAGATGGGACTGTTTGAAATCAAAGAGACCACGATTCAGCACAGCGACCACGTTTCCATTAACAGAACACCAAAGGTCACTGGAAAAGGACAGGTCTACTTCGTTAACCTGTTTCTTAAGTCTGAAAAGCAAGAGCCTACCACACCATCTGGCTTTGAGCTGGAAGTGAAGATGAAGCTGTTGCAGCGAGGTATGAAGCAAACGGAGCTGATTCAGGCGGTTCAAAGCGATACTGGATTGTTCCTTGACGATTCGTACCTCTACAAGATTCTTCGTGGCGAGCGAAAGCCGGAGAAGATTATCCAGAGCATCTGCAAGATTCTTGAAATTGAGCAGAAGGAGGGCTGAACATGGAGCAGATTATCACTTTGAAAGTAGACCTTGAGAACCCGGATGAAGCTCGGCATACCATTGACGAACTGGTAAAGATGTACGAAGAGGACAAGCTAAAGTGGACGGCAGAGGAACTCACAGAAGCAAAGCATCTGGCGATGAAGATCATGGAACAGTTGTGCTTGGATGGGTATAGCATTGAATGGTGTGGAGTCACGGAAGCGTACTACTACAAGGCAGTTTCTGTTTGGCTTAAAAGACCGGGCGATGAAAGCTTTAAGCGAAATGCAACGTGCTGCATCCTTTCTGATTATTTTGATACTTGGGTTTCCAAGTGCGTCTGCCTGTGCCGGGCTACCAGCAGGGATGTACCCGCTTTTATCGTCAAAAAGGTCGGTGAGTGCTGGCAATGAAATTTTGTAAAGCGCAAAGCCGTAAGCGTAGATTGAAACTGGCGATGGCAACGGGCGTGTCCCGGAACGAAGCCAGCAAGGTACTGTGGATGGAAAAGATGCTGAACCAGTGCTTTGAACGTCACAATAGGGAAGCCAAGAAGAAAGCAGGAGAGCAGTATGGAGATTAAATACTGTGAGCGCTGTGGAGCTCTTCTTGGAATGGTGGCCGCGAATCGAAAATACTGCCTTAATTGCTACAGCATCGCAAATTTGGAGCGAGGCAGAGAACGTAAACGAAAACAAACTGAGGACAAGCGAAAAGAAACCGCAAAACCGGTTCCTTGTGCTTGGTGTGGTAAACCACTTGTGCGGAGAAATATTTGCCAGAAATATCACGCAGAGTGCTCGAAAGCAGCTTACGCAGACTCGCAAAAAAAGCTGCGCGAGAAGTATCGAGAAAGCGGTAAAAGCGGCCAGTACAAGAAGCCGGAGCAGAAAAAGGCAAAGCCGAAAAATAAGGACTATACCATCGACGAAATCAAAGAAAAGGCAAAGGAGCTTGGCACAACATACGGCAAGGTAGTGCTTGGGCTACAGCTTGGAACGATTGATAGGTGGTAAAGATGAACGGCAAATATTATGGAAAGCGGGAGATTTGATGGCAAAGCCGAGAAGCTGACCGCCTAGAACATATCCATAGAAAGGACTACAAGAAATGTACAAAAACAAAAGATACAAGCAAAAGCTTGCACGGGATGACCTGTCCCCCAAAGCCTACGAGCTCGTAAATGATATGTATGGCATGGCCATTAGTTCCGGATTGAAGCTGAAAGAAATCCGCATGGTTTGTGTAATGCTGCGTAAGAAAATCGAATACACAGTTGCAGAATGCGCCGTTGGCGGACGGGAGGGATAAGTATGAAGACGTTGGTTGAACTCATCTTGATTTGGGCCGGGACGTTGGCAATCGTCCTGGCATTCCTCCTTGTGAATATGTGGCTGATGAACGAGATCGGTGTTATGGTTGGCATTGAAGCTGCGAAATACACTATTGCAGCCGCAGCCATCGCCGCATCGGCTTGGGTATTCGGGCACAAGGGTGAGAAAAAATGACGCTCGAAGATGCCATGAAAGAACGCGGCATTCGTGTGAATGAGCTTTGTCGAAAAAGCACAGTGTCGAGGCCGACACTGGATAGCATTCTCGGGAGAAGAAGAGCCAGGCACAAAGAAGGAATCAGAACGGGGACACTTTTGAAGATATGCGATGTTCTGAACGCATACGCAATCGTCGATGGCTCAAACCCGGACTACTTCGATGTCGTGTTGAAAAAGGTGGAAAAATGAAAAGCGCAAAAGGGACGATATTAGTTACAGTTGGGATTTTGTTCTCGATTTGGTCTGTTAGTTGCGGAAACTCAATTGAAAACGCAACAACGCTTGGAGCTGGGCTGTTTTACACTTTTCTCTCGGTTTCGCTTTTGGCTGTAGCACTTGTCATGTGCGCGCTTGGTGTTACTGCGGAAAATGAATATGACGACCGTAAAAGCAAGAAAATCAGCCGTGCAACACATCATACCAACAAATGGAGGAATGCAGAATGAACGAAATGTACGATTGCTCCGGCTGTTTTGATCGGTTCGGTGGCGTGGTTGAGCCGCCCGATGACTATTACTTCGCACCCGGAGCGGACGAAGAACCTGAATGGCAGCGTCCAGATGAAGCGGGTTCCGTGTGCTGGGGAGATTGATTTTGTACAGCCAAATTAAGCCAAAGTAAGAACAATGATGCCTAATGAAGCCGAAGAAAGGAAAGAAAAATGGCAGTATTAGTAATGGTCTACGGTCACTCCGGCAGCGGCAAGTCCGCTTCACTTCGGAACTTTGACCCGGAACAGATTGCGGTTATCAACGTCCTCGGCAAACCGCTACCGTTCCGAAGCACCATGAAAACCTATATCACCAACGACTACGGCAAGATTGATGCCGCAATCCACAGCACCAAGCGTAAGTCCATCGTCATTGACGATGCCACCTACCTTATGACTGGCGAGTTCATGCGGAACGCAAAGGTCGCTGGATACCAGAAGTTTACCGACATGGCAGCCAACTTCAACGCTCTGCTGATGCGGGCAAAGGAACTGCCGGACGATGTTGTGGTCTACTTTTTCGGTCACAGCGAGCGTGACGGAGACGGTGGCGAGAAGTTTAAAACCATCGGAAAGCTACTGGACGAAAAGGTCTGCGTGGAAGGGTACTTTACCATCGTTCTGAAAACCGTTGTGCAGGATGGGCGATACCTGTTCAGCACTCGCAATGATGGGATGGACACCGTGAAAACCCCCCTTGGGATGTTCAACGATGCGCTGATCGAGAACGACCTCGCCACCGTAGACAAGACCATCCGTGAGTATTACAACATCCCGGTTCAGCCGGATAACAAAGGAGAGTAACAGATGAAGAACATCAACTGGAATGACGTACAGGAAGCCACCGAACGCCGTGCCCTGCCTGTTGGCGGCTATGTTGCCGGTATCTGCAAGGCAACGGACGAACCCAAAAAAGAGCGCCTGAACATCGAGTGGGAAGTCACAGAAGGCGAGTTCAAGGGTTACTGGCGTGAGCAGACCGCTTCACTCACCGAGCGTGGCGTGCTGAATCCGGGTGAATGGGCATGGGGCGGCAAGACCATCAAAAGCTACAAGGAAAAGGCACTGCCCTTCTTCAAGGGCTTTATCACCGCTGTGGAGCAGTCCAATCCCGGCTACAAGTTCAACAACGATGAAAAGACCCTGCGTGGCAAGCTGGTTGGCGTGGTTCTCCGCGAGGAAGAGTATATGGGCAACGATGGCAACGTCAAGACGAAGCTTGTCGTTGACCGCTTCACCAGCGTGGACAAGATTCGTTCCGGCGACTATGAGGTCAGACAGAAGAAAACGCTGGCTGGTGGGTCTGGCTCTGGCTACTCGCAGGGCGGGAACGATGACTTCTCTGTGATTGAAGAGCCGGATGGTTCGCTGCCATTCTGACCTGTAAGGCATTGACCGCCTACCTTATATAAGAGCTGCGCTATCTGGCTGGACGGGCGTTTGGAAAGATGAAGCACTTGGGCGACATTACAAAGATTCACGGCAACCAGATAGAGCCTGTGGACTGCATCACATTCGGAAGCCCATGTCAGGATTTGTCCATTGCTGGACGCAGGGCGGGACTTGCCGGAGAACGCTCCGGGTTGTTCATGGAAGCGGTTCGAATCATAAAAGAAGTGAGGTCAAGCACAAATGGGCTATATCCAACTTTCGCTGTTTGGGAAAACGTGCCAGGGGCGTTCAGCTCCAACGGAGGAGAAGATTTCAGAGCCGTGCTGGAAGAGCTTGCCCGCGTGGAACAACCAGACGCTTCAATTCCTAGACCTCCGAGGGGGGGCAGATGGGGAAAAGCCGGAGCAATCGCCGGAAACGGATGGTCTCTGGCTTGGCGACAGCTTGATGCTCAATATTGGGGAGTTCCCCAACGCCGAAAGAGAATCGCTCTTGTCGTGGATTTTGGAGGACAACGTGCCGCAGAAATACTATTTGAGCGCACGAGCCTGTCAGGGCATCCTGACGAGAGCGTCAAGGCGTGGAAAGAAGCTACCGGAGCTGCTGGAAGCCGCATTGCTGGAAACGATCGACCTGTTCCAGTCCTGAACGACCAAGGTGGTGGAGTAATGGGCGTGTCTTATAACGTGACTGGAACATTGCGGGCATCGGAACACGGACACCAACCTATTGTTCTAGAAAGTAACCAAGCCCATGCAACGGTTTCACAGACCGGCATCTGCCCAACGCTTCCAGCAAGCATGGGTCTTGGCGGCGGGTATGTTCCGATGATAACAGACAGAAAAGTGTTTGATGCACGGGGCAATGGTGACGGCCAGATAGTGCCGACGATCACAGGCGACCACGAAAACAGAATCACGGATTACACGGCTATCGCAATCGAACGTAAAACCTTCAACGAACAGTCTTTCAGCCGCTATAAGGAAAGCGATAAATGTTCAACCTTGAAAGCGAAAGCTGGGAACATCGGCAATGGTAGCGAGTGCCTGATTGCAGAGAAAATTATCCGTTGGATTGTTCGCCGCCTGACCCCTGTTGAGTGCGAACGACTACAAGGATTTCCTGACAATTACACCAACATTGGTGACTGGACGGATAGCAAAGGAAAGAAGCACAAATACGCTGACAGCCCACGGTACAAGGCTCTTGGTAACTCAATCGCTTTACCACAATGGTTTTGGCTGGTGCAGAGAATGCACCCCTACCTGAAAGAAAAGCCAACTCTGGGCAGTTTGTTTGATGGCCTAGGCGGTTTCCCTCTGGTCTGGCAAAGAGCATACGGTGAGGGAACCGCACGGTGGGCAAGCGAAGTCGATAACTTTTGCATTGCGATTACGAGAAAGAGGTTTCCAGATGTGGAAGAAAGTTGATGGCTTTCCAAATTATGAAGTAAGCGATATCGGAGAAATCAAAAACACTAAGACAGGGAAAGTTTTGGCTCCTAAAAAATCTAAAGATGGATATTTAAGAGTGACATTGTCCGATAACGGATTTCAGAAAACAACTGGGATTCATAGGCTTGTTGCGATTGCGTTTATCCAAAATCCAGAAAACAAGGCTACCGTAAATCATAAAAATGAAATAAAAAATGATAATAGAGCCGAAAACTTAGAGTGGGCAACAAATGCAGAACAGAATGCTTACGGGACAAGAACGATAAGAGCAATGGCTCACACGGACTGGAAGAAACGAACGTCAAAAATGAACTACAAAGAAATCTCTAAAAAACATGACTATTCAAGTTCAAGAATGTGTGGCAGAAAAGCAGTTGATGTTTATAAGAATGGCATATTTATAAAAAGATGCAAATCGCAGAAAGATGCGTCGAAAGAAACTGGCGTAAGCGTATCGCAAATTAGTTGTTGTGCAAAAGGGCAGAAGAAAAGCTGTAAGGGATACGAATTTCAGAGGATTGAAGAGTTTCCGATGGCTGTAACAAAAAGGAGATTTGGTGAAGAATGATTACCTGTTGTCTCAACTGCACATCACGCCACCAAGCCTGCCACGACACCTGCGAGAAGTACAAGGCAGAGAAGAAAGACTTCGAGGAACGCAAGGCATTTGTGTATGAGCTGAACCACAGCCAGAGTGTGTACCACCGTGACTACGAGGACAAGCACCGGGAAAAAGGGAAGAAACGGTTTCTCGGAAGTGAATTTAGAGGTGAACGATAAATGGGAGCTTTCATTGCAAGACAACCTAATGGTCTGCTGTGCCGGTTTTCTTCGGTGGTCGATTGCATTACCGATTACAACATGACCGAAGAAGAATATATCGAAATGTGTGCAGAAAAAGCACGAAAAGAAGCACGAGATGTTCTTGACCATTATATTGAGCCGTTTGAGATTGTTGACAGGTGCTTTTTTCCGAACAACATGACAGTGGAAGAACATAAGCGAATTATGAAGGAAATGGAAAAGCCCGCTGACAAAGCAACTCATATTCCGTGAATTTGGAGGTAAACGAGGATGAATGAATGGAAAGATATAGTGAAAAATCCACCTCACAAATGTGACGGAGATTCGATGGGAAACATTTTGGTTTGGTATAGCAATACGGAACATGCAGGAATTGTGAATATGACCCTTGCGGAGTCGTTTCCTGACAATATGCCGTTCTGGATGCCACTCCCAAAACGACCAAAGGACAACGCATGAACACCGGCAAGCAGTTTGAAGCAGACTTCAAAGCATCCGTCCCATCCGATGCGTGGTGCTACCGGCTGAAAGACAGTGCCGCCACCTACTACGGCGGCAACGAGAACCTGTCCTTTTCCATCGATAACATCTGCGACTTCCTTGTGTACCGATACCCGATGAACCACCTGTTTGAACTGAAAACCATAGAAACGCCCTCTATCCCTCTGGAAAAGGTGTTCGGTAAGTACGACAAGGCAAAGTGCAAATACCGCAAGGAAAAGCACATCACTGACATGGTGGAAGCAATGGGGTACGGCGGTCAGACCGCCCATGTGATAGTGAATTACAGGGCGGTCAACCGCACCTTTGCAATCTCTGCCAGCAAAGTTTTGGCGTTCCGTTACAACGAGAGCCGGAAGAGCATCCCTTGGCAGTGGGCAGAGCAAGAGGGGATAGAGGTCAAAGCAAAAAGGCTACGTGTCCATTGGCGGTATGACGTGGATGAGCTGCTAAAGAGATTGGAGAAAGAAAATGAAATGTGATAGATGCGGAGAAGCGTTTGAATACTACGACAACTCCCTTTGTGGGAACTCAATCCAAAAGACGCTTGTAAACGAAAACAAAAATTTGGTTTACCCATCGTTTGAGGGTTGCCCGCCGATTTGCCTTTGCCAACATTGCATGGCAAAGTTGAACGACTGGCTGAAAGGAGAACAAAAGTGAGTAAGAAAATTTCAGACATTCTGCCCAAGACCGAAATCTTGGCGCAGCTGGCAGAAGAAGCATCCGAACTGGCGCAGGCTGCGTTGAAGCTGCGCCGTGCGCTGGATGGAACGAACCCGACACCGAAGAGCGTGGCAGAGTGCGAAGCAAATCTGACAGAAGAAATTGCAGACATAAATAACACAGTCAAAGTTTTATGCGATGCTTGGTTTGGATATGACATCGATTCTGAATGCAAATTTTGGAACGCAGAGTGTGAAATTGAGGATGCTAAATACAAGCGCTGGCTCTCTCACCTTGAATCAAAGGAGAATAAAAATGGCTGAATATCATGTTGGATGCGGGCTATTCGGAACCATCTATGCCGGAACGATGATGAAGCAACGGAAAGATGGATTGCAACTATGGAGAAGCAAGTCTGATGTGACCGATGAAGCGGTCTCCGCTGTTCTGTCTCATTTTGTTATTGAAATGGATAGTTTAGACAAAGCGAAACTCGAAAAAGTGTGGGGCGTTATTGGAAACAAGAAGCTAAAAGTTACATTCGAGCTTTCCGCCGATAAGGAGCAGTCAGATGAATAAGCACAGAAACCGCCCCTCGAATGGCAATCAGGCAATGTCATCCAACCTCCGCAAAATTGCACGGCAGAACCAGTTGTACGGCTTTCGCATGGCTCTGGATGGTGTCACCGCCACATGGGGCGCACTGATCCAGAATCTTCGGTGCGATGCAGACCTGACCGATGAACAGGTGCAGAAAATGATCCGCATTGGTGACAGGTACTGGGAGATGGTCGGCAAGTTCAAAGAAGAGGACATGACCCCTGACGAATTTGCAGATTACATCACCGCAAAGTCGGAACAGGTCGAAAAAGAGCTGAAAGAAAGGTGGAGCTGATAACAATGTTTGAATTTGCAACTCGCTGGCTGGTCTGCCTAGTCCTGTTGGCGGTGGTGGTTCAGTCCGAGCGGACAATCAAAAACATGGCAGACAACCTGTTTGAAGAGCGTCAAGCAATGCTCGTCTGGATGTTCGTCAACGTGTGTTTGGCCGTTTGTACGGCTGTTGTGATGGGGTAAAAATGATGATTCAGGATATCAACATGGTAGGGCGTGAAAGGCTGGCTTTTCTGTATGGTCTTTATAGTGGCTGTGCGAAATCCGAAACTGAGCTTAATATCAAAGGCATTTATCAGGAAATGGATTCCGAGTTAGCTTGGTGTTTGGGATTCAACGAGAACTACAGCAAATGTTATGAGATGAACGGGGAATAACCAATGGACAACGAACTTTACTGCCCGATGAAGATGACCAGCAATCCGCTTGGTCGGTGCGTTTGCGAAAAAGAGAAGTGCGCTTGGTGGCGGCAGTTGGACAACTGCTGTTCCGTCTGGCAGATTGCACGGAAACTGGACAGCATTGAAACAAAGATGAAGAGGTGAGAGCATGAAACTGGTTGATGTTGATCCAATCATTGCGGCGTGGAAAACTGTTGGCGTTGATAAAAAGAATGAAGCGAAGCCGTTTTTGGACAGCAAAAACTTCATCGTATACATACAAGGACAAATCAGAAGCAGCATTGGAGATGTGTTTTTAGATTTAGCAAACGTATTGGAAAAATCTGAGCCCGCCAATATATGGTTTGATGCCAAGAAAGTTTTACCCGAAAAAGACAAAGAAGTTCTCGTAAAAAGAGAAAAGTTCGGCATTGAAATTGCGTTTTTATCTTATGACGGATTATGGGAAGACGACGAGTGCATTGTACTTGGAGATGTAACTCATTGGGCGTATCTTCCTGAACCGCCAAAGGAGGTCTGATACATGGCAACACCCCCGAAGCGTGGTCGTGGCAGACCGCCGCTGACCGAAGCGGAAAAGAAAAAGCGTGAGAAGCGGGCGCAAAAGGCGAAAGAAGAAGCCGCTGCGAAGCGTGAGAAAGAGCGTGAGAAGAAAAAGCAGCAGATGCTTAACAAGCGGAAATCTATCCGCTCGCAGGTGAGTAAAAAGGTGAAAGAACAACAGGAGTTAGCAATCACGAGGTCTAAGATGCTGAATACAGGCGATTTGCAGTCGAGAATCGGTGATGAAGAGGACAAGAAGGTCATCGGCATGATTGCAGCCAAGTATTTTGGTGACCTTCCGAGTGTGGACATGAACAACCCCATTGAAGTGCAGCAACGCCTTGACTTCTTCTTTGACACTTGCATCGAAGCCAGAATCTCCCCTGTGGTGGAATGGATTGCGCTGGTTCTGGGCATCGAATGGCCTAGTCTTAGACAGATTATGACAGGCAAACGCCGTGACGACAGCTTGCAGCAGAAATACATTCTGAAGCTGATTCTGCAAATGCAGTCCATGTGGGCGTACAACGGTATGTACGGTCAGGAGAACCCGGCAGAGTGGATTTTCCGAGCCAAGAACTATTTTGGTATGCGTGACAACGTGGAAGTTACCGTTGCCCCGCCGGAACAGCCGTTGGGCGATGCCCAGAGCGCAGAGCGGCTAGCTCAAAAGTACCAGGCAGCTTTGCCGAAGGAGATTGACGTGGAGTATAGAGAGGTGGACGACTAATGCAGACTGACAGAGGAATCTACCACAAGCGAGTATGCAATCGCTGCGGAGCTGTACAGGGCGGCAGAATGATGAACCCTGACGAATACTTCAAAGACTGGGCGTGGCGCAGGGACACAGGCGACCTGTGCCCGGAGTGCTATGAAGAGTACAAGCGAGTGATCGGGCGGTTCAATGCCAACAGAAAGAGAAAGAAAGGGCAGATATAATGGACGTTTACTGCACCACCGAACATTGCTCTTGCATGGGCATCAAACAGTTTTCTGCTGGCAAGGCTATCCGATGCACGGCAGAATCCTGCAAGAACAAATCTGAACCGTCCTGTGGCTCTTGCAAATGGTACGCAGAGACGGAGGGCGTGTGCGTGAACGACCAGTCAGAACACGTTGCAGACTTTGTGTGGGACGAACGTGGATGCAAGGAATGGGAGAAGAAAGATGACAGCAGGGGAGAAAATCAGGAAGCGTAGGATTGAACTGCACGTCAAGCAGAAAGACCTTGCGAACAGAATCGGTGTGACAGCTGCTTTTGTATCGGCTATTGAGTGCGGGAAACGCAAATGTAAAGAGAGGTGGCTTTTCAGAATCGCAACCGTCCTTGACTGCACTATATATGATTTGCAAGATGACGAGCCTAAAGGTTTGATTGACCCCGCTAATGACGACTTTGGAGCGGTTTGCAACTGCGCTGTCCGCTACTGCTTGGGCAGACGGTCATATATGCCTAGCCTTGTTTGCGGATACATCACGCCGCTTCTGCCGGAGCTGACCGACAAGACGCTTGACTGCTTTGAACGTGACATTGCAGAGCGCAAGCGGACAGGCTTTGACTTTGGCGATTCCTGCGACTATGAGACGTGGGATGCGTTCTACAAGGCGGTTTGTAATGAGATTGAGAGGAGAAAGGACAATGGAAGTCAGACCGATTGATGCAAATGCATTGAAGCGATACTTTTCCGATGAACAAATGAAGTGTGTTAGCGTGGATGAATTGGATTACACGCTCAATGCCTTGACGTATGATATGCTTGAAAGCGTAATCAAAGCTATTGATAACGCACCGACTATCGAGGTAAAAGGCAATGGCTAACACACTTTGGCATCCGGCAAGCGAACCGCCACGAGAGCGAACGCAGTCTTTGTTGCTTGCGACTAAGACAACGTGGCGTGATAAAAATAGAAAAATGTTGCAAGGAATCTCGCCGACATCGTACTTTCTTGGCTGTTACGCAGACGGTCAGTTCTTGGATGAGATAGGCGAGAGACTGCCGAAAGATGTGACGGTGACGCATTGGATGGCGTTTCCGATGGTATGAGGTGATGAGCATGGAGAGCAAGATTGTTTGGCAATACGCAAAAAAAGAAGATAGGCCAGAGACGTATAAAGATTGTCTTCTTGTTGTAAAAACGGAAACGATATTCGGTAATGATGACTGTACAAATGTGATAGTTGGTTATTGGGATGGAAAAGTGTGGAAAGCTGACTACGCAGAAAAAGTAGAATCTATAGAAACGAAAGTTATCTATTGGGCGTATATGCCTGAACCGCCTACGGAGGATTGATTATGGACAAATATGTATGGCATTCCGTGCGGGATGAGTTGCCGCCGTCAGATGCTCCGATGCTGATTTTAATGGTAAAACACATTTACCAAAACGAAAACGACTATGAGCGGTACATGAGACTTGGCTTCTATGCACCAGCATTTGGGAAAAAGGCGTGGAGAGACGAGTTTAACGACCCATTGGAACACAGTGATTGGTACATTGTAACGCACTGGACGTATGCGCCAGAAGAACCAAAGGAGGATTAAAGATGAATGGATTTGAAGCGTTAACAGAAGCGATGAACCAATGTGCTGCATCACTTGAACAGCTTGCAAATGCTATCAGACAGTCCGAAACACGGTGCAGTTATATCAAGCAGAAGCACAACCGACCTGTATACCGTAAAGGCGCAAAACTACATGAAGGTTGCAAACGAATTACGAGAACGAGAGAGGGATTTAGAAAGTGAAAAAGCTTAAATTTCCTGAGGATTTCTTTGCATACGAAAACCCGGACTGCCCCGATAAGGATATTGAAAAAGCCGTGAACAGAATGAAGAACTGGATGAAGGGCGAGACCTATAAGAGCAACCCTTGGTTCTTTATGGCTGCTGGCAATTATCTGATTGTCGGTCTGATTGCTGAGGATGGGCAGAAAACAATCTACGTTGCACGGCAGTATTATGAGATAGTCAATATCCCGGGCGAAGGTTGGCTGCGTGAGCCTGACGCTGAGTGCCAGTTTTAAGGAGAATTAAAGATGGAAGAACTTAAGAGATGTCCGTTCTGCGGTGGGGAAGCCGTGTTTTCCATAAAGAGGGATTTTTCAAGAAACCTTATAAAAGGATACGAATTTAACATCCGATGCAATAAATGTGGTGTCACAAATCCCAATAGAGAGTATCGAATCGAGTTTAGAATGAACAATAGTGGAGAGATTGAAATTATCCACGATGGACGCAAAGACACTATCGAAGCATGGAACAAACGATACAAAGAGGATTGAGTATGGAGCAGGAACACAATCCGAGAACATCAATGATTCTTCTGTTGGAACACGTTCATGCGATGGACGAGCTGACAGACGAGGAATTCGGAGCATTCGTCCGCAACTATGCACAGTATGTTGAGACTGGACTTGAGCCAGCATACGACAACGACCGTGCTATGCGGATGCTCTGGAAAGTCGTTAAAGCGTTTGATGATATGAATGCACAGAAAAGACAGGAGCGAATCGAAAAAAACAGACGGAGCGCGAATAAGCGTTGGAACGATGAAAAATGCAAATGCATACAAACGTATACCAATGATGCAAACGCATACGTTGGTATGCAAAATATGCAAACGAATGCAAACGATGCCTTATCTGTATCTGATACTGATTCTGTATCTGAATCTGATAAAAAAGAAAAATGTGAAAAGAAAAATACCAACGGAGTAAAACGCTTCAAAGCACCGACTGTCGAGCAAGCCAGAGAATACTTTTCTGAGAAGGGCTACATGGAATCAGAAGCAGAGCGGTTTGTTGACCACTTCACGGCAAATGGTTGGAAGGTCGGTAAATCGCCTATGAAGGACTGGAAAGCTTCTGCACGAAACTGGATGCGTAACGTGAAGGACTGGAACGGTGGCTATCAGCAGACAATGGCTGAATTGCCTGACGAGGGAGACTTTCTGCGGTGAATATTGAAAATCAGACCCAATATATCTTGCTTGGAGCAGTCCTCACGTTTTCGGAATACGCCGATGTGCTGCAAGACCTTAAAATCGACGATTTTTGTCCTGAACTGCATGATACATTCGCTGCCATTCGTGGCTATTGGGAGCACAACGACAAGTGGAACCCGGTAGAAGTCATGGGGCGGTACGATAACTGCAAGAAAGCAATGGGCGAATGCCTGGATGCTTTTGGTGCAGAGTTCATCCGCAATGTCACCCATGAAATGATGCTTGGATGGGCTGGAATCGTCAAGGAACAGGCAGCATTGTCCAGAGCAAGAGAGATTGCGTTCAAAATCGTTGATGGTTCGACCAGATACGAAGACCTGACAGGTATCTATGAGCAGCTAGGTGAAGCTATCAACCTACACAACGAGAGAAGCGATTTCATTCCGATGTGTGACGGCATAGACAACTACATCCGCAAGCTGGATGATAAGCCAGAGTATATCAGCACAGGGCTTAGAGTGCTGGATAACAATTTGCATCTTGTGCCGGGCAACTTCGTTGTGATCGGTGGCAGACCGTCTGCCGGTAAAACTGCCCTGTCCCTGCAACTTGCCTGTGAAATAACCAAAAGCGGACGTAAGGTGGCGTACTTCAGCTTAGAGACCGACCCCGATACCCTCTACGCTCGCGTCATCGCAAACCAGCTAGGCGTACCGCTGCATATGGTCAAAAACAAAACCGTCAGCATTGACGAGCTTGACCGGCTGGCAGCCATCAAGAAATATCCGCTGTTCGTGCGCTCTGCCGCTGGTAAGGGCGTTGGGTGGATTAGAACGCAGTCCATCAGGATGCAAGCAAAAGTAGTGTTCATCGACTATTTGCAGCTTATTCATCAAGCCGGAGCGAAAGACCGATACAGTGCCGTCACGGAAATCAGTATGGCTCTGCATGAGTTCGCACAGTCCACAGGAACGCTGGTGGTTGCACTTGCACAGCTCAATCGAGAGACCGCAAGAACTGGTATCCCCCCGACCGTCGCAGACCTGCGAGAATCCGGGCAAATCGAGCAGGACGCAGATGCAATCATCCTGCTGGCACAGAACGTGACCACAAAAAAGCGGCCGGAGCAGCATTATCACTTTGCACTTGAGAAGAACAAAGAGGGCAACGTAGGGTCATTGGACATCACGTTCCAGATGGAAACACAGCAGTTCAAAGAATGCGTGTGGATGTAACGAGAGGAGAATAAACATGAAATACCGCAAGAAACCAGTTGTTATCGAAGCATTAAAGCTCAATGCACGAGGACTTGTTGGAGCAGATTGGTTCTGGGATGCAGTAAGTAGCAATGATATTATCACGCATAACTTCGGAAAGTTTTACGATGGCCCTGCGTGGTGCGAGATTAAAACACTTGAAGGGACTATGATTGCAAGGACTGGTGATTATATCATTCGCGGCGTAAATGGCGAAATCTACCCGTGCAAACCTGACATTTTTGAGAAAACATACGAAGCGATTGAGTGATAGCGGCTCAACATCGCTTCTGCGCTCGTATTGCCACAGTAGAATAGGCAAGAAAAACAGATAACAGGGTCAGGGCGATAAAGTTATCGTCTGAACCCCATAAATATTTTTCGTCAATCAACAAACGGAGGAAAACGATTATGAACATCACTCGACTGGAACAAGAGACCATCGTCAACTTCAATGCAGCGGAAGATACTGCATCGGTTTATACCGCTGACCCGGTGTATATGCGCAAGCTTGACAAGCTGTGCGAGCGGGAGCCTGTGTCGTACAAGCTGGTCAAGCAGGACAAGGACGGCAAGTGGTATGAGATGCCCAAGCGACTTGTGCGGTTTGCTACCACAAGAATTATGACGGACGAACAGAAAGAAGCGGCTGCGGAGCGTATGCGCAAGATGCAAGCAGATGGTAGAATCTAATCTCCGCTAAAATCTCCAATCAACAAACGTATCAGAAAGCATGGAATGGTGTCAGGTAGTAAAACTACCCTCTGCGACTATTCCGTGCTTTTTTCTCTTGTTATTTATCGAGAGAAAACGGCAAGGTCTGATTTTGAGCAGGAACCGTCTCGATCGAGTGGCGTTTGGGCTGATATGGCTACGACTATCAGCGTGATGCGTTTGCATGCAAATGGATGCACATGATGCGTTTGCATTCAATCTTCCCCCCTTTCTTCCCCCCTCTTTCCCCTACAACCCCTATTACCCCCTATAATCCCCCTAACTCTCCCCTCAAACAAATAAATTGTTTGAGGCCCCCACGCTAAAATGGTGCGACAACTGCGACGACCGAAAACAAAAACCAGATGCTTTGAAAAGGTTCTTTCCCCCTACAACCCTCTATTTCCAAAAGCTATACCGTTAGCCAGCAGGGCAGACCGTAACCAGCGTCTGCCGTCAGGCTCTTATTGGCTGAATATAGGCAGACCGTCCAGCTAACCTCTACGTTACGTCACCCTCTATCGTCCGGCGCACCGCGCCGACCGGGTGACCTCTAACGGCAACAGCATCTAACCTGCATAGGGTAACAGAATCTAATCCAGCAGTCACTACGACTATTTCACATGAAGAATTGACTTCATTTTGTAGTCGGTTTAATATGTAGAAATGTTGCATAACTATATGAGCAGTTGATTACAAGTTGAAAGCGTCTGACTAGCCGAATAGTCTTATTTGATAGTTAAAAGTATTGAGGTATTTGCCGAATGAGTAATCCTAGTTTGTTAGTATGATATTAATGTAGTTGTCGGCAATTAAATCGGAGAAGAACGAACCGAATCGGATGATACGACTATTCCAGCAGAATAATAGTTAAAAAGATTGAGCAATTATCTTCGACTATTATAATAAGTACGATGGTTAAAAATTTCGAGGTAATGCAATGTGGATTAAAATTGACAGGTGTCTTGACACATATTGATTTTTGAGGGCGTCTGATGACTTAGCGACTATCGCACTTCTCTTTTCCTAAAAGGCAAACGACTATTTCACACAAAAAATACACGACTATTTGACGAAGGCTCGTAAGAAAACGCTACGACTGTTACTCTGCGACTATCAGCGGACTGCTCGTTACTATACGATATATAGGACTTTCAAAAGCTAGTCATCTGACGACTTTACGACTATTTTATTGGAGAGACTGCGACTATTGGCTACGACTATTCCAGCCGGAACGCTGCGACTATTGCTGGCCTCTATTAGCTATCGGGCAAAAGCCCGAAAAGAGATACGGCGGTAGCCGTCAATAGTTCCGCGCCGCCCGCCGTGCCCTTGCTGCTGGACTGCCCCGCCGAGTGGAGGGTGCCAGATCGCAAGCCGCCGGGCTGACCCTGTACAGGTGGAGACGCAGACCCCGCCGGGCTTGCATGGTCTGTGGTATGCTGCACTGTCTGGCATGGATCCATAACAGGGGCGCACCGCTACACTCTTATATACATTATTATAATAGGGCGGCTGCGCTGACCTGTACAGCGTTCGGCGTGGTGCTGGTATCCGGTATGTGCTGGAGGCACCACGCCGCTGTGATACGCTCCAGCGTGAGGCAGGTGGTATTATAGCCGCTTGTGTCGGTCTGGTATCGTGGGCGGCTGAGCGGGTGCAATCGCAGGAAAAGCCCCTGTAAAGCCCTGTGCGCTGTTTTGCGGTGTTTGCGGTATAACTGCATTGACTGCACAAAACGCGCTGTAAACGCTTGTATGGGGCTGTATTGCAGCAGGGCAAAACAAAAGCCCTGCGCCCTCAGCAGATGCAAGGTAAAAGAAAAGCCCGGCCATTTCTGACCGGGTGAAATGCTTCTTATTTGGATGCTTTAAACAGCGCCGAGAAAAACCAGAAGAAGAACAGGATACAAGAAAATATCATGCGTGCACCTCCTTAGTATACCATACGCCCCAAACGGGCGGAGTATAGCGGCGTGATTTGGAGATTAGAGGGAAGCGGCTGAACAAAATCCCAATTGCCGCCCGTCAGCGGCTGACGTATAACCCAGATCGGCGTAGCTGACAACGGGTTATATTCGATAGTATAGCGGTATTTGCGGCCGTTGGTGCTGTCCTTGCCCTTGTGATAGTCCGAAAAGATACGGGAAATAAGATTGATGCTCATATTATAACCCCCTTTATACCACGCTAAACCGTTTGTAACTGGTTTTGCTGCTGCATTCTGCGTATACATCCGGGTGCAGCGTCTTGAGTAGTTTGCTATCGAGCCGGACGGAAGAAACATCTTTGTAAATGGCCTTTGCGGTGCCTTGTACCATCTCCGGCGCTCCCTGCATCATGGCGATAATATCGGCCTTGATTGCGTCGTTCATCGCTTCAAGCTCTTCCATGAGCCGCTTATTTTCGCGGTATGCGTTCACTTTTTCTTCAAACGTCGTCATTTTTTAGCCCTCCATATAATTTGCGGGGAATGCTGTCCCGATATCCTGATAGCTTGTAAAGACGTGTGCGGAGCCTGTTAAGTAGTCGTGCAGACCTGCACGCAGGGCGCAAAAGATGCTGTCAATATCACATCTTTTGTTTTTTTCTGCATAGTTGCGCTGCCAGTGGTCTATATAGTCCCGGATAGCGGCGTTCTCCTGTTCGCTCCAGTCGATACGGGTACGGCAGTCAGTCCAGTTATAGCGGCAGTCGTTCCAGATGTACCACGCCATATTATAGGCGATTTTCTGCTCTGCCGTGCAGGTGGATTTGTCCACCCCTCTGATTTTATGGTATTTCATTGTTTTGCCCCCCTTATTAGCTATTAAGAAATGCGATCATAACGAGTGCGCCGGAGATCACGCCGCCCACATACCAGAGAGCGGCCCACTGGGTTGCATCAAGTACCAACATATCACTGCACCCCCTTGCAATACAGGCCGTTGGCGCGGCAGATAGTGCGGATACGGTTGCAAGCTTGGTACAGTGCGCGAGCTTGCACATCAAGCCACGTTTCCCGGCTGTTGGGCTCATACATCCCGCCATGCTTGCGTTTGAGTTCGGACGGGGTGCAGACGCGGGCGGCGATGTCGGCATCATAGCAGATGGAGCAGCCGCCGTTGCTGTACTGCTCCCAGCAGCTTGCGCCGTTAAGTGCCCACCGCTCAAGCTCTGCACCGTCAAGGGGCAAGCGCTCCATATTGTCCGCACACTCCTGCACATCGTCCAGCAGGTCGAGAGCGTACAGTGTTACGGCCTTATTCCATGCGCTGCGGTCGTGGCGGGCGTTGAGTTCGGCACGGATGGTATCTGTAAGTGCGGTATAATCAGGGGTGACAGTCTGGGGCTGTTCTGCGGCAAGGTCAATAATGGTCGTTGCAGTCGCTACAGAAATGGTGTTGACCTGTGCGGCATTAAGTTCGACGATTTCGCGGACGTTCTGGCCTGCAAAGTGGGCCTTTACGGTTTCGATATTTTCGGCAATCGCAACGGTCGAGATGTATTCATCGTTTCGCTCAGTGATAACGTGGTAATACTTTTTCATGGTTTTTGCCCTCCTGTTTTGTGGTGGTGTAACACGTTCTTGTGTTGTCTATATAGTAACACGTTCTTGTGTTGATGTCAATGGTTTTGCACACATTCTTGTGTTGAAAATCGTTCATGTTTGAGTGTGTACAAATCTGCTCAGTTTCGGACACACTCCACGCACCCCAGCACCCGCCGCCTGTACGATCTGCCCTACATCTGGCACGGTCTGCCCTGTTGCCTGTGCTGCAAAGTCGTTCCGGGTGCGCTGGGGCTGGGGTCTCCACCGGTGGGGTATACAGCCGCCGCCCAGCCCAGCCCGGTCAGTCTTTCAACCACCGAAAAAACAAAAAAGACCCACCCCACCTTTACAAAACGAAACCTATCTGATTGTGCAAGTCTCCAAAAATTCCGAAAAATACAAAAAGACCCCTCTCCCGGTCTAATCTGTGCTATACTTGACCGTAAGAAAGGGGCATTGTAAAATGGCAAAACTCGTAAAGTGTAAACATTGCGGCGCAAGGATAGCATCTACCGCTAAAACCTGTCCGCAGTGTGGCGGAGAGAACACACCGCCAAAGCCAGCTTATAAGCGGCTGTGGTTCAAAATCTTTATAGCCTTGATTGTTATATCTTTTATCCAAGACCTTGTGAATCCACGAGAAAGAACGAATGTTACGGCTAATCCTAAAAGTGAGGAACCGACATCTTCTGTTACATCCTCTGTGGAAAGTCAGAATGAAACAGTCGCACAGTCTGTTGTTGCTTCTTCTGAAACTGTAAAAGAAGATAATTCTTTTATGCTGGTTGATGGAGCACTTGGAAAATATGGTGAAGAGGTTACTATTCCAAGCCAGACTTATGGACAATATACCTACACACGTTATTTGATTCCTGCTGGTGAATACACCGTAGAAAACAAGGGTGGAGAGAAGATGGCTACTGTTTTTGTTGTGAATAATGATAACTCGGATGATGTAAAATCTGTATTGAGGTTTTCAAAAACAGGCGAAAAACAAAGAGTAACTGTAGAGGATGGTTACAATATTCAGCTGTCACTTGAAACGCAAGTCTTGTTTACTCCTGTTGAATGAGAGGCGGAATCATAAAATGTATGCTTTATTTGGAATGATTGCTCTTGTTACAACGCCTGTGTTTGGAGCACTGTGCCTTTATAACAAAGCAACGCATAGAAAAAACAATCGGATACTAATTGCTTTCTTTGCATCGTTTGCAGTTCTTGTTATATGTTTGGCTGTAACACCAGAACCGTCACATGATGAACCGACAAGCTCTAGTGTTGCATCTTCTTCCGTCGAGTCTACGGCAACGGAACCAGATGGCAGCTCTATTGAGGAAATTGCCGAAAGCTCAGTAAGTAGCGTTCCTGCATCTCAAGAAGCGACGTCCGAAACTGAACACCCTGCAAGTTCTGAACCTGCAAGCAGTGAACAAGTGGCATCTAGTGCTTCTTCGCATAACCCGGACGATGATATTCCTATTCTCGATTTGGATGATTATGCGAAGCAAGCTTCGGACAATGCTGTAAAAGCAAAAGACAAATATGCAGGAAAGCAATATAAGGTAACGTATCAAGTTAATAGTGTTTCTGATATGATGGTTAAAACGAACAATCCCTATACCGTTATGTTCAGCGTTAACTTTGTTACATCGCATAGCATCGGGTATACAGTTTATATGGCTGGATTCCCGGAAAACGAAAAAGACAAGATTTCTAGGCTTTCTCCCGGCCAGACCGTTACATTCGTCGGTGATTTTGACGGAAACAAATTCACTGATTGCCGATTCATAGTTCCGTAAATAAAAAGCCAGCGGCTAGATGTTCTCTAACCACTGGCTTTTCTTATGGGCTATTTACGATTTAAGTGTTGGAAACATGATAGGAGCGCTGACTTCTTCCTTTTCCCTGAGAATGTCGAGCAAACAATCATTGTATCCCATTGAATAGCTGTCCTCGCAAAAATGTTGTACGGACGTTGCTAGCGCTACACTTACAACTTCTCTTGACCGTTTATCCTCTGGCATGATGATTTCTAATGCCTGATTAAGGATTTCATGGCTTTTTTCTAAAACGGCTTTGTGCTCTTCATTCTCAGCTTGTAGCCGAAACATTTCTTCCGAGTAGTCCATCAGCACGTCTCCATTCTAATCTGTTCGCCAACAGGCAGATAGCCCGCTTCTTTGAGCTTGCTATAAATGAACTTCTGACCGGCTCTTGTCCATCGAGTGACCTCTTTCGTCTTGCTGTTCGGCAGCTCGATCGGATGCCCGACAACGTATCCGTTGCCAAGATACTTCTGGTAAGGAATCCACTGTTTGTTCACAGTATGTTGGATGCCAAGCCCTCTAAGAATCTGGTTCAGCTTTCGTGCGCTCATGCCGTAGTTCATGGCAATTTGCGTGGTAGTCAGGCTTTCATCGGAGAGCAGCATCGCCTTTGCGTAGTCAGAATCCGGCTTCATCTTGGCGTTTTCCGCTTCCAAAGCCTTTACTTTCTTGCGCTCCGTGTCGATAACGCTGTTGGCGGCAATCAGAGCGCGGCTCAACAGCATCTCTGTGGATTCAGGCTCTGGGTTGGTAAGCTTCTTTTCCATCTGATTGAAAGCGTCAATGTACTTCAGTTTCCATTCGAGAGCAGCCTTGCCATTGAAGCCCATCGCCAGCAGTGTAAAGCCGTCTCGGTTCATCAGATACATGGGGTAGCTCTGGCCGTTCTGCTCATGGACGTACTCGGTTTTGTAGAACATGGGGGTCTGCTCATTTTTGAGCACACCCTGTGACATGATGTTTTCTACATCTCGCATGACGTTCCGATGCTCTTTTCCGAAATTCTCTGCTACTTCACGGCTGGACACGACAACCTGTCCGTTCTCGCTGATAAGATTGATAGCATATTTAACCTTTTGTTCCATAAAAACTCCTATGGTTCTTGCGGAACAAGCCAATTCCTGCTATAATAAGGCTGGAACAGCTTGTTCCAGTGTGGTTCATGATACGTTCGCTTCTGTCGCCAAACTTCAGCGGACGTATCATTTCTTTTCATTAAGCATCGGATGAAGCAAGAAGAACGATTCTCGCAGCGCAGAAGACAAGGAAACCATGTTCTTGATGCAGTAGTCTTGCAAGTGATTGAACTGGCGTTCCGTTAAGCTGATAGTTAATGTGCGATTGTATCTCTCAGCATAAGGATTGCTCATATTAGCCCACCCCCTTTCAATTGTTGGTGATATTAGTATAACTATGTTTTGTGCTAAGTCAAGGTATGAAACACTATCCGTAGTACTGCTATCTGTACTATCTTCCCGTTTTCTACATTTTGCACAAAACTTAGCTATCCTTTTTGGATGCTCCCGCTTCGTACCCTGCCCGATAGTTCAGTTCGGACAGCTTACCCAGCGCTTCTGCGTACTCCCTGTCCTCGCTGGTCGGCTCTTTGCCGTGGGCAAGGGTTTTCAGAAATTCTTCGGTTGTTGTGGGAAAATTCATGTTTTTTTCTCCTTTCTATTGCAGAAGTTGTCTGCTTCTGCTATAATAATTGACAGAAACCGAGACTGCGCCCTTGGTTGCGCAGCTTCTGTTTTGTGGTGGAATAGGTCGTCAGTGCTACTTTGGTCGGTCGTGCTGACGGCCTATTTTTTATGCCACAAAGGATAAATCTACCGTTGTTGGTTGATTCATCGTGTGTTCTGCTGTCTTAGATTATAGACGCTTGGTATATAGTTGTCAACAGCCCGATTTGTATAATTTACTCATACATTTGTGATATTTTACGCATTCTAACGTAAATTTACGTTATTTGATAGTGATTTTGTAAACGGATTAGTTTACTTTAATGGTGGCAATCGAAAGTATATTTTTCGATAATTCGTAAGGCTACTATTTGAGTATACAGACTGTAAAGCAACGAAAAAGTTTACAGCCGTCTGACCACCCTATTGATAGTAAAAATTCCGCAAAAAACACAAGAAGATGTTGACATAAACATAAGAATGTGTTATCATTGGGTTGAAAGAGAGGATCAAAGAAAATGGCGGAAAAGAAAAAGGGCGGCGCAACCAAAAATAAAGTCAATTCCGGGGACATTCTTCGCTCCGTTATGAAAATCAGAGGATATACTTCTGCATCTCTTGCGAGGCAGATGAAATATGAAGTTTCTTCTTATGTGACAAACCGTGTTAATGCGGATGATTTGAAGTTGTCCACAATGGCAATGCTCTTGGAAGAAATGAAATACCAAATCGTAATTCAGCCTATTGGTGCTGATGTTGCATCGGATGAATTTGTTCTCAAGGTTCTTGAAAGAGACGGTGATTCTGAATGATCTACGGTTACGCTCGTGTCAGTTCCGCTGGACAAGCGATTGATGGCAACAGCCTTGAAGCCCAGTCTGAACTTCTGAAAGCCAATGGAGCACAAAAAATCTTTTCGGATGTTTACACCGGCACGAAGCTGCATCGACCTGAATTGGACAAGCTGATGGCTGAAATCCAGCCGGGAGATACGCTGATCGTGGCGAAACTTGACCGCATTGCTCGTTCCGTGAAGGGTGGCATTGAAATTATTGACAGCTTGCTTGCAAAAGACGTGTCCGTGAACATTCTGAATATGGGTCTGATGAACAACACATCGACCGGAAAACTGATTCGTAATGTTATGCTTGCCTTTGCAGAGTTTGAGCGTGATATGATTGTTGAGCGCACCAAAGAGGGCAAGAATATTGCCAGCCAGCGTCCTGATTACAAGGAAGGCCGCAAGCCCACCGAGTACGACCGTAACCTCTTTGACGTTCTCCATGAGCAGGTGGAGAAGCGCATTCTCACGGTCACGGACGCTGCCAAGCAGCTTGGCGTGACCCGCCAGACATGGTATCGGATTGCTGAACAGAACAGGTGAAAGGAGCAAGAGCCTATGGATAAGTGGAACAACAGAAACTCGTATGACTGGCTTGCAGGAGCGGTCGTTGGACTGCTTACCGGGTTCTTCATCGTAGCTGTGGTTGCGAGGTGCGTTCTGACCAGCGTTGTTGCAGGGCTGATTAGCATTGTACTAGCTGGCATTTTCAGTTGACATTGTTCGCAACCTAGAATAAAACCGAATATTTGATTTTTGTGCAGTTGTAGGCACTCTTTACATTTTCAGGTAGGGGGTGCCTATTTTTTTATGCAGCCAAAACAGTGTATCGCCATCATTGACAGCATCAAATTGTATGCAAAGCAGAATCCGACCGAAGCACAGGTCTACGAGGACTGGTTTCAGGCGGTGGTGAACCTGAGAGACGCTCTGCCGCAAGACAAGCGGTTCGATGCCTACAAATACTCTGGTGAGTTGCGCTCTGTTTGCGCAGCCATGATGGGTAAGATGAAAACAGGCGAGGATGTGGCGAAGGTCTATGACATTATCAGCCGGACGTACTTGTTTGAAGCGAAAGATATGTTCGACAGCTATTGCATCTACCTTGAATGGAACCGTGCGCCAGAGAAGAAGTTCTATCAGCCGAGACGCAGGGTTCTGAAAGTGCTGGCGGACGACCTTGAGGACTTGTTTTATAAGCGGATTGACTTCTTGGGAGTTAGCTTACCTGCTCGCGTCGGAAAATCGACGCTATGTATTTTTTTCATCACATGGCTGATGGGCAACCGCCCTGACGTTGCATCGGTTATGAGCGGACATTCCGACAAGCTAACAAACGGCTTCTATGGTGAAGTGCTGTCCATCATCACCGACCCTGTAACCTACAACTGGGGCAAAATCTTCCCTGACGTTCAGCTTGTGGACAAAAGCGCAAAGGACGAAAGTGTTGACCTGAACCGAAAGAAGCGCTTCCCCACACTGACTTGCCGCTCCATCGGCGGTACGCTGACTGGTGCCGTTGAAATTGGTGAGGGTGGCGTTCTGTACAGCGATGACTTGATTGAGGACTTGGAGGAAAGCCTAAATGTTGAGCGTCTAAACAACAAGTACGATGCCTATCTGAACCAGCTAAAAGACCGCAAAAAGCAGGGCGCATTGGAGCTGATGGTTGGTACACGCTGGAACGTGCTTGACCCTCTGGGGCGCATCCAGAACCAGTATGCAGACAACCCAAAGTACAGATTCCGGGTGATTCCTGCTGTGGACGAGAACGGACACAGCAACTTCAATTATGACTATGGCGTTGGCTTTGACGATGCCTACTATGCCGATATGAAAGCCAGCATTGACGATGCAACATGGTGGGCAAAGTACATGGGTAAGCCCTATGTGCGTGAAGGTCTGCTGTTCCCTGCCGATGAACTACGGTATTTCAACGGCGTTCTGCCTGACGGTGAGCCCGATCGCAAGCTCATGGTCATGGATATTGCATGGGGCGGCGGTGACTTTACCGCTTGTCCTATTGCCTATGTGTACGGAGATGCCGTGTTCATTCCTGACATTGTGTTCAACAATGGCGATAAGACCGTGACCAGGCCGGAAGTCGTGGGCAAAATCATCCAGCACAAAATCAATGTAGTGCGTGGCGAAGCCAACAATGGCGGTGACGAATATTGTGACGTGGTAGACAGCCAGCTTCGGCAGCAAGGCTATCACTGCTCTGTTCGCAGCCAGCGTGCGCCAAGTGGTCAAAGCAAGCTGTCAAGAATCATCCAGTATGCGCCGGACATTAAACGGTTCTATTTCCTTGACGAAAAACACCAGTCGAAAGAGTATAAGGCGTTCATGGAACAGGTTACGATGTTCACGCAGCTTGGCAAAGTTCCGCACGATGATGCACCAGATAGTCTGGCACAGCTTGCTGATGAGCTTTACAATGGAATCAGCAAAATTGAACCTATAAAAAGGCCATTTTGAAAAAAGTGGTAACGTATAATTTAATTTATTGACTTTATATCGTTGTTTTTGGTATAATGCATGTAAGGAGTTGGCTACTCCGGCATGATGCCTGCTACACGCTTTACGGCTCCGAGCTGAATGCTTTGCAGGCGTTCTCCTTTCTGCCCAGCAATGGTTTCCACGCTCTTTCCCATTGCTGGGATATATAAGTTGCGTCCCGTGTTGGATGGGGTCTGGTTCGCCCTTGAAATCTTGACTTCCAGAATAAGGCGGTTCAAATCCGTCACGCAGCACAACGATTCACTTTTGTTTTCATGGAAATTTTCCTTTTATAACCTCCAATCGTTATTCCCGGCTCTCGATGAAATGGGTTTTGGGACATTTTACCATTTCAAAGAGCAACGATGAATCAAGCTGGGTCTTTATGTTGCATTAGCTCAGTATGGCTAGAGCATCCGGCTCATAACCGGACATACATTGGTTCAAATCCATTATGCAGCACCAAAATTGCAGCTTCCCGTTTTACGTCTGTCTGACAACTGAATGTAAAGGCTGCAATGGTTTCTCTAGGCGGAGAATAGCACGGCTGGAAGTGCGAACAGTTTCCCAGCAGCTTCTAACAGGTCTGTGCTCAACAGCCTGTTTCCAGGAATATTAGGAAAGGAGCACAGATGAAAGCAAAAGTCAGATGTAAGCATCCCCGCAAGGACGCAAACGGAAATCCGTGCGATTGCGGACGTTATCTTGGCGAAGTGGAAGGCAAGTTCTCTCTTCTGTGCCCTCTTTGCCATTGGATTACAATTGGAGATTCCAACCTTCCAAAAGATACATGGGTCTCCGTACCAAAGTTTAAAAACTGAATAGCTTTTGAAGCGCAGTTGTAAGCGCAGTGAGATAGACCTTAACAGGTTTGTCTTGCTGCGCTTTTTATTTTGCTAGAAAGGAGGAAAACATGGCTGAGTATCAAACGGTTGTTGGCGGATTTTTGAATGAGCCGCTAACCGGACGCAGACCGATTGAAACGCCGGAGACAGAAATCAATCGGGCAAACGTGCTGAAAGTGGTCATGGGTAAGGCAGAGCCTATTCATCTGCTGAACAAGAACGAGATTCACTTTTTGCACAACTACTACTTGGGTAGCCAGCCAGTCCTCCACCGCACAAAGGAGTACCACGCTGAAATCACAAACCGCATTGTAGAAAACCATGCCAACGAGTGCGTGGGCTTCTACACGGGCTACATGAGCGGCACTCCTTGCTCTTATGTTCGGTCTGAAACGGCAACAGGTGACGGTGAGGAAATCGCTCGGCTGTCAAACGCCTTGCAGTATGAGGGCAAGGATGCGCTTGATCGGCGGCTCTGGCAGTGGATGTTGGAGTGCGGACAGGGATACCGCATTGTCCTTCCTGATAAAGGGTATAACGGCAACTACCCGGACGAAACGCCCTTGCTGGTGGACGTTCCCGACCCGGATATGGCGTATGTGATTTACAACTCCAGCATCGGCCACAAGCCCATCGCCAATGTTCTGCACATCCCACGCAATTATCAGAATGACCTGAATGACTTGATTTGTGTGTATACGCCAAACCAGTACTTTGAAATCGACAACGGCAAGGTTACGAAATCGGAGAACCATTCTCTCGGTATGTTGCCGATGGTCGAATACAAGCTAAACCCGGAGCGGATGGGTCTGTTTGAACCGGCGATTCCTGTATTGGATGCCATCAACGACCTAGAAAGCAACCGTTTGGATGGTGTGGCGCAGTTCATCCAGTCCATCATGGTGTTCACCAACTGCCTTGTGGATGATAACGCACTGAAACAGGTCAAAGAACTTGGCGCAATGTGCCTGAAATCCACTTCTGGTCTGCCCGCTTCTGTTTCTCAGATTGCAAACGAGCTTGACCAGCAGCAGAGCCAGACCTTGCTTGATTCCATGCTGAACGTATACCGCAGCCTGACTGCCATGCCTAGTGCCACTGGTAGCGAGAACGCAACGTCCGATAACGTGGGCGCAGTCATCGTTCGCAATGGCTGGAATCACACAGAAGCAAGAGCACAGCAGTACGAAAATATGTTCAAGTATGCTGAGCGTCAGAGCCTGTCTGTGATGCTCAAAATCCTGCGTGATACAGCTGGTTCTAAGCTGATGGCAAGTGACATCAACATCAAACTGCCCCGCCGTCAGTACGACAACCAGCAGAGCAAGGTTCAGATTTTTGCGCAGATGCTCAGTCAGAGCATTGACCCGCAGTTGGCGTTCACTACGCCAGGTCTGTTCCCTGACCCACAGGCTGCTTATGAGATGAGCAAGCCATTCCTGATTGCCGCTGGCAAGCTGGGCGAGGATGGGAAGGCACCGAAACCGCAGGAACAGCCGACAGACCATATTGTTGACACCAACAAAATGGTTGGCAATCAGGCTGATGGAAAGGAAAGCAACAATGTATAAGGGCAGAGCACTTTCAAGAGCAGAGATGGCTTTATTTCAGCATATTTACGATTCACTTTCATATGCAGAGAAGCTGATTTTGCAAATTGAGCCGAATCGAGAAAGAAGCATTGCGCTTACTCACCTTGAAGAAGCCGCTCTTTATGCCAATGTAGCGATCGCTCAAACAGAGCCAAAAGATCCTTCTAAAGAACAGCTTGAACTTTTCAAAAAGATTTTAAGCAAAACTGACAATGAAACAGAGGGTGAATAACCCTTTGCATATTCCGGCAGGGAAGCCGGGATACAAATTTCGCAGCGTTGCAGGGAAGCAACGGTAAAAAAACGCAGGAGGAAATTAACGATATGAAACTCAATGTGTTGCTTGGTGATGCCTACAAAGAGGGCATGACCGCCGATGAAATCATTTCTGCGCTTGAAAAGGTTGCAGACCCTAACGCAGAGGTTGAGAAGCTGCGCAACGCCGTGACGAAAGCCAATGGCGAAGCTGCTGAGTACAAAAAGCAGCTCAAGGCAAAGCGCACCGATGACGAGAATGCTGCACAGGAACAGGCTGACAAGCTGGCAGAGATGCAGAAGCAGATTGAAGCCTTGACTGCCGACAAGGAGAATCTTGTCAAGGAAAAGACCCTTGCATCCTACCGTGAGAAGTTCGTTGCACAGGGTTATGACGCTGAACTGGCTGGCAAGGCTGCGTCTGCGCTGGCTGACGGTGACATGGACAAGGTGTTTAAGTTCCAGTCGGAGTTTATGACTGCCCATGACACCGCATACAAGGCTTCTCTGCTGAAGGATATGCCCACACCTCCGGGTGCGGATGGCAATGGTGACGGCGCAGATAGCGCAGGTGTTTCCTTTGCTAAACGCTTTGCAAAAGAGCGTGCAGACGCAAACAAGGCATCGAGCGACGCAATGACCGCTTTCCATTAAGGAGGAAAACATGAAGTACACCAATACTCCGGTATCGGCTCCTGAAAGCACTATTCTGGCTGCTGATACCTACGTTGCAATTCCCTTTACCGTCAAGGAGACCAACGCTGTTCCGGCTGGCTATCCTATGGCAAAGACTGGCCTGAAAGCTGCTGCCACTACTGGTACCAGCGCTATCGATGCGGCTACCGATGCCATTGGCATTCTGCTGCACACCGTTGACCCTGCCGTCAATCCCAATGGCGCACTGCTGATTCAGGGCGTTATTGATGTGGACAAGGCAAAGCTGTCTGGCTTTACCTATTCTGCAAACGATATTGCCGCTCTGAAAAAGGCTGTTCCCGCCGTTTTCTGCCGTACCGATGTTGGCGCAAAGAGCAAGTAAGGAGGACTAAATTATGGCACTGAATCTGAATGAAATCTTCTCCCCTGCTGCGATTGCCGCCTACTGGACGAATGACCCGACCAATGCGCAGCCCTATGCTTCTGATGCTCTGTTCCCCGCTCGCAAGAAGGTCAGCATGGAACTGAAGTGGCTGCGTGGTCACAAGGGCGTTGGCGTTTCGCTGAAGCCTAGCGTGTTCGACGCTAAGGCTACGTTCCGTACTCGTCAGGGCATCAAGATGACTGAGACCAATATGCCGTTCTTCCGTGAGGGCACTCACATTGACGAGGAAGACCGCCGCAAGATTATCTCTGTTTTGGCTACCAATCAGGAGTTTGCGGCAGACGTTATTAATCGTGTCTACGATGATACCGCACAGCTTATTACCGGGGCTCGCATTGTGCCTGAGCGAATGGTGTGGCAGCTTCTGGCTCCTAAGACTGGCAAGCCCGGCATCTCCATCGAATCCAACGGCGTGAGTTACGTCTACGATTACGACCCTGACGGCACTTGGCAGCAGTCCAATTACAAGGCTCTGGCTACCAAGGAGAAGTGGGATGCTCCTACTACTGCAACCCCCATCGCCACGATGACCACTGCCGCAAACACCGTGCTGGCAAACACTGGTGAGATTATCACCGATGCCTACATGAACACCAACACTTTCCACAAGATGATTGCTGCGGATGAAATCAAGAACCGGTTCCTGACGGTTATGAATACCACCACCGCTGTGCTGGTTGATTCCGAAGCACGTTCCGTTGTCGAAAGTGCATCCGGTATTCGTATCCATCTGTACGACAAGATGTACAAGCCGGAGGAGACCGCTGCTGCCGAAAAGTATCTGCCTGATGGCTATGTCGTGCTGGCTCCTTCTGGCTCTCTGGGCAATATGTACTATGTTGCCACCCCTGAGGAAGCCGACCTGATGGCTGGCATCTCCAACGCACAGGTTTCCGTTGTGAACACTGGCGTTGCTGTTACCACCGAACAGACCGTGCATCCCGTCAACACCAACATCTACGTCTCCGAAATCGTCCTGCCGTCCTTTGAGCGCATGGACGCTGTGTACTGCATCAAGGCTTACTAAGGCGAAAGGAGGAAAGTAGCATGGGAGACCAGTATTCCGAAGCGGCAGTCAAGCTGGGGCAGTACATCGCCCCTGCACTTGGCCGTGAAATCACGGACGAGGACTACCCACTCTTCGACCTGCTGCTTGATTTCGCCAAAGACAAGATATTTGCGCAGGGCTACCCTTTCGGTAACAGGCCGGACGAGTTGCCCTCGCAGTATCAGTCGTTGCAGATACGCATTGCAGCGGAACTGTACAACCACATCGGTGCAAACGGACAGACGAGCTATACCAACAACGGTATTACTCGTGTGTGGGAAAGTTCCGATGTGGCGCAGTCCCTGTTGAATGAAGTGGTTCCGAGAGTAGGTGTTATCGGCTGATGTTCAATGGAAGCCCGCTGGATAAACGCCCGCTGTGGTATTCAAACCCGGTTGGCGAGAAAACGTCTGTCGTGGACAAACAGGGAAACGAGACTGGCGAATCCGCATACGAATCGTGGAGCGAACCCGCAAAGCTGATGCTGAACGTCAGCCCGCCTACTGGTTCTGCGGAAGCAAACCCTTTTGGAGCGTTTACGGATTACAGCTACGTTGTCAGTTCGCCCAGCAAAAAGCGAAACACACCGCTTTATGAAGGCACACACGTCTGGTTTCAGACGGACGTTTCAAAGCCGTTCAATTACACTGTGGTCAAGGTCGCAGAGCATATCACGGATACGCTGTATGCGCTGAAAGAGGTGGCCGCAAGTGAAAATTAAAGTGAGGTTGAGCGATGCCGGACTTCGTGATGCGGAACGTCAGATACAGGAGTACAAGGCCACCCTGAACAAAAAGGCTAGAGCGCTTGCCTTTCGTCTTTCTTGGCTCGGCTTTGAGGTTGCAAAGATACGCTTTGCTAACGCACAATACGCTGGCTCCAATGACGTGAAATGTCACATCAACCAAAAAGACAAGACCTGTACCATCGTTGCAGAGGGCAAGTCGGTTGCCTTTATCGAGTTTGGCACTGGCGCACATCACAACGGATATGGCGGCGAGTTGCCGCCCGGCGTTGGCGCGCATGGCTCCTACGGCAAAGGGCAAGGCGCAAGCCGCAGGTGGTACTACTACGGAGAATCTGGAAATGCTGGCACGCCTGTCAAACAGGTGGATGGCAAAGGTCAGTTGAATTACACCGATGGCAACGAGCCAGCTATGGCTATGTGGGGGGCTGTTGAGGAAATGGCTTCTCAGGTTGAAGCAACGTGGAGGGAGGTTTGGAATAGTTGATCGATTATTTCAATTCCATCTTCACGGCTGTTGCTAAGGAACTGCGAAAGCAAGTTCCCGGCATTTTCGTTACTGGTGAAATCAATGACAGCAATGTCAAGAAGTTTCCGTGTGTGCAGATAGAGGAAAACAGCAATCTTCCTGTACATATTGATTCTGCTGGTCACAGCAAGTACGCTGCCGTTTCTCTTCGTGTTCGGGTCTACTCCAATAAGAACACCGGACGCATTGCAGAAGCACGTTCCATTGTTGGCATCGTAGATTCTATTCTCGAATCACTCAACTTTTATCGCAAGTCGTTTGCCCCGTTGAATGGGCTGTACAACAATTCCGTCTATCGGATTGATTGCAGCTATGGGGCAACAATCGGAGAGGACGGAATGATTTACCGAAACTAAGGAGGTAAACATTCTATGAGTACTGCTATCTCCGGTCTGAATACCACCCTGTATTGTGGCGACAGTGCAACCGCTCTGACGAAGCTGTGCGACATCAAGGATGTGCCCGACCTGATCTCCGAGCCGAACCTTCTGGATGCCACCACCTTGTCTGACCCCATGCAGGTCAACATCTTTGGCATCATCCAGAGTGACACCAAGTCCTTTACTGCCAACTACAACAAGACTGACTACAAGAAAGTCAAGGAAGCTGGCTACGATGAGACTTCCGAGAGCAACACCGTGAAGTACTATGCCCTGAAGATGCAGGACGGCTCCGGCTTCACTTGGCAGGGTATGCATCAGGTTGGCCTGTCCGGCTTTGGCGTGGACGAGGTTGTGGAAATGACCATCAACTGCATCTTCACCAAGAAGCCCGAGTTCAGCGAGACTCTGACTGTCACTGGCGGCTAAACCGCAAAAATCGAATCAATCAAACCGGGCAGAACTGAACAACGGATTTGGTTCTGCCCCTATTTATAAAGGAGAGCATTTATTATGGCTGCTAAGGTTATCAACTTTCATTCCCCCGATGGCAAGAACACTTACGAGCTGACTTTCACCCGTGACAGCGTGGAAGCTACCGAACGTGCAGGTTTTCAGATTGGTCAGTACACTCAGATGACCAATCTGCTGTCCAACTCCCGTGCCCTGTTCTACGGCGCTTTCATCGCACGGAACAAGGGCATCAAGCGCAAGGTCGTGGACGAGATGTTCCAGCACATCGAGGATAAGGAAGACCTGATGGGCGTTCTGCTTGAGATGTTCATGGATGCTTCTAAGTCTCTGCTGGCAACTGATACTGAAGACAAGACCGCAAAAAACGCAACGTGGGAGATTGTGTAACCGCACAATCTCAGGAATCAGACGGAGAGAGAGAATCGTTCTCATTCTCTAAGCTGTTCCACGATGTAGAAGCCTATTACATCTCCATCGGTATGACCTACGAGCAGTTCTGGCACGGCGATGTCTGGCTGGCTAAGGTATACCGTGATGCAGAGGAGCTGCGAGAACGTAGAGCCAATGCAGAAGCGTGGAGAAACGGTTTTTACATGGCATCTGCGCTTTCCTCTACGGTTGGCAATATGTTCCGAAAGAAAGGGTCTAAGCCTATCAAGTACATGGATAGACCGCTTCCCCTTACCCAAAAGGAGAAAGACGAGTATGAATACCAACGCGCAGTTGAGGCGCAGGAGCGAATCAAGAGAACGATGTTCTCTATGATGGAAAGTGATGGTGGTAGTGATGGCTGATGTTGATATTACGAGCTTATCCGTAGAGATTTCTGCGGAATCTCAGGGCGCAGAGCTTAATATCGACAAGCTCGCTGCCGCCATTTCTAATTTACGGACGAAAGGCAACGTGGCAAAGGTTTGCAGTAGTCTTGATAAGTTATCTGCTTCTATTTCCGCTCTTAAATCCGCATCTACTGGGCTGGACGGTCTTAGCAAAATCACGTCTTTTATGAACGGTCTTGCTAATGTAGACCTTACTCAAAGCGCAAAAGGCATCCGCTCTGTTGCTAATGCTTTGAACAAAATTTCGTCCGTCAATCTTGGAAACATGGATTTTTCAGGACTTGGCAGCAAGATGAACAGCTTGAAGAACGGCCTTTCCCCTATTTCTTCTATTAGCGATTCTTCCATTAAGAGTTTGCGTGGCGTAAGCAGTGCAATCAATTCCATTGCTAAAATCCCAAGCATTACAAAGAAGCTGGACTCTAAAACGCTTGATGATTTTGCGGAAGTTTGTAAAAAAGTGGCATCCGCTATTTCTCCACTCGCTTCCAAGCTGGACAAGGTAGGGCGCTCTTTTTCTTCACTTCCATCTAAAATTAAAAGTGCTGTCAATTCTACAACCCGCTTTTCTTCGGCAAACCAGAAAGCAAGTACTAGCCTTTCAAGCTTGGCAAGCCAGTTGGAAGCCATCAAGAAACGTGCAGCACAGCTAGTTTCTCTGAAAGCTATTGCCACTTATCTTGCCAATGCCGTTGCTAAGTTCAATGACTTTTATGAAGCAACAGACTTGTTCAATAACGCAATGGGCGAGTTAAGCGGTCAAGCAACAGAGCTTATCAATAAGATGGAGTCTCTGCTTGGCATCGACCCGACAGAAGCAATGACAAACATTGCTACGATCCAAAGCCTTGCAACTTCGTTCGGCCTGGCAAGCGATAAAGCGTATATCTTATCCAAGAACCTGACCCAACTTGCCTATGACGAATCGTCCTATTGGAATAAAGATACTGCTACTACCTTTACCGCAATTGCTTCTGCTATCTCTGGAGAACTTGAGCCTATTCGCCGCTTGGGCGTTGACTTGTCTCAGGCACGGTTGCAGCAGGAACTTCTTGCTTTGGGCTTTAATAAACAGGTTTCTAGTCTGTCTCAGGCAGATAAGGCAGTTCTTCGCTACATCGCCATTATGAAGCAGACTACCAACATTCAAGGCAACCTCGCGCAGACCATTAGTAGCCCCGCCAATATGGTACGCATTTTGAAGTCTGAAATTTCGCAGCTTGCAAAAGCTGTAGGCCAGCTTCTTTATCCCGCATTTAAGGCGATTCTCCCCGTTCTGATTGCAGCAGTTGACCTTATCAAAGAATTTGTGGTCTCTCTTGCATCTGTGTTCGGGCAGAAAATTGAATTTACCGATTTTAGCAAGACACAGAAAGATATTGGCGGTGTAACCAGCGCTATGGATGACACTGCTGATGCTACGAAAGCGGCGGCGAAAGCGGCCAAAGATTATACGATGGGCTTTGATGAATTAAACATTATCGACCCTTCGCAAAATTCCGGCTCTTCTGGCTCTGGCAGTGGCGGTGCTGCTGGCAATCTGCTCGGCGACGTTGACCTCTCCCAGTATGATATGTTCAAAGATTATGCTGGAAGTGCTGTTGACGAGATTAAGGCAAAATTAAAATCTCTCGATTCTTTCCAAATCGGAACCCAAATCGGCGAACAGCTAAATAAACTTATGGGCATGATTTATAATGCCATCCATTCTATTGATTGGGCCTCGCTTGGAGCGTTTTTTGCAGATGGCATTAACGGGCTCGTGGATTCTGTAGACTGGGATTTGTTTGGCCGATTACTTGCGGACAGATTCATCATCGAGTTTGAGCTTCTTGGTGGTTTCCTGTCTCAGCTTGACTGGACATCTGTGCTTAACGCCTTTATTGATGGCTTTTCTGGATTTTTTCACGAACTTTCAGATTGGATAGCAACAGTAGATTGGACTGGTGTTGGGAAGCAATTAACTGATAAGCTTTCCGATGCTCTTCAAAATGTTGAGATTGAAAAGCTTGCAAGAGTTTTTTTCAACTTTATTACTGATAGCATTAACGCTGTTTCTGATTTCTTGGCTGGCACAGACTCTTACCAGCTCGGTCAAGACCTCGTTGACTTTGCTATTAGAGCCGTTACTTCTGTAGATTGGGCCGGTCTAGCTCAAGCTATCGGTCGTTTCTTTGGCGAAGCGTTCATTGAAGCGCTCGACTTCATGGGTGGTCTGGTTTCCCGAATTGCCGATTATTTTGAAAAGAAAGTGGCAGAAGGGCCGTTTGATAATGTTGGGCTAAATATCGTCTACGGTATTTATCATGGCATTCAAGACGCAATCACGAATGTTGCTGCTTGGATTGTTGAAAATGTGTTCAATCCATTTATCAATGGTTTTAAGTCTGCCTTTGGAATCAATTCCCCATCCACCGTAATGGCCGAACAAGGCGGATACATTATCGCCGGATTGAAGAAAGGTATTACTGATGCTATCTCTAGTGTAACTGAAACTGCGAAGAAAATTCTTTCTGCAATCAAGAGCGCATTTGACAATTTTAGCCTTTTTGATATTGGCAAGAACCTGATTCAGGGTCTTATTGATGGCGTGAACAATATGATTGAAACAGCTAAAAATGCTGTCGCAAATGTTGGAACCGCAGTTATCGACAAGGTTAAGAACGTTCTTGGCATCCACTCCCCTTCTACTGTGTTTGCGGAGATTGGCGGTTACATCGCCCAGGGCCTTGCAAACGGTATCACCGCTGCTCAAGGCTACGTTGACGAAGCCATGCAGGGTGTCATCAATGTCGTGACCAATGCCGGAAACCAGTTCATCGAACGGGGCAAGCAGACTGGTATTGGCTTTGTGAACAACCTTGACCAGACTCTCACCAGCACTTGGCAGCAGCTCGATACCAATTTGCAGAATGATTTTTTTGGAACCATTCAGAACCTTTGGGAAGCCGCTCAAAGTGGCGATGTGAAGACCATCGGCACGACGATTGCTGCCGTGTTGTGGCACGCA